GCAACGCATTCGTAACGCGTAGGTCGCCAGTTCAAGTCTGGCTAGCGGCTCTTGAATAAAACGCTGATTATCATATATTTAATCAGCGTTTTTCTTTTCTAAAAATTCAGTTCTGAATAAAAAAAACATAAATCTGCATATATATTTGCACAAAATTGTATAGTAGAATTGTGTTTTGATTATTCGACTATGGCAACAATCAGATTAACAGTTTTAAGTTCCATTAAGGAACATGATGGCAGACTACCCATCTTAGTCTGCATCTCCCAGAAAAAAGACCGTACTTACATCAAAACAGAATTTCTGTTAGATGACATCTCAGAATTTGATAACGGCAAGGTAGCCTACCGTAAGGACGCAAACGTTATGAATAAGAGATTAGAATTTGTATACTCACAATACAAAGAAAAATTCGATTCCATTGAAGACATTGAATATTTCTCAGCACTCCAAATAAAACAAATCATAACGTCAAAAGAACGCCCATCTCATATTTCATTTTTGGAATTTTGGAAGAAAAGGATTAATGAGATTAGGGAAGAAGGCAGAGAAAGCTACGCAAAAATGAACGAAGAAACAATTCGAGTATTTTCCAATGCTGAAGGAGATATCCCCATTCCCGCAATCAACACTCTGCTAATTGAGCATTTTAAGAAATGGATGACAAAGAAAGGTTATGCTAACGGAAATATAGGACTGAGGTTAACTCACTTGAAAGCTAGAATTAACGAACTAATAAAAGCCGGTATTCTCAAACAGGATGTACATCCCTTTGCCTACACTAAAATTCCGACTGCCGATCCTAAAGAATGCGATTTGACAATAAAGGAATTTCGGAAAATACGCAATACAGAAGTAGAAGGCAAAAGAATGAATCTTGGAAAAGACATGTTACTACTCTCTTTTTATTTATGCGGAATAAACTTAAAGGATCTATTAACCGTTAACTTATCAGGTGATGTTCTCTCATTTGAAAGAAGCAAGACATTAAACGCAAAAACTGGAAAAACAGTTATAACAATTCCGATACACAATGAAGCAAAAGCTATTATAAATAAATACATAAACAAAAAGGGGGTACTGGATCTAGGATATTCTTATTCCTACCCCAACCTACAAAGATATATCAATCTTTGCATGAGAAATCTAAAAGAATATTTAGAAATCGAACAAACACTCTGTTTTTATTCCGCACGCAAAACATTCGCACAGTTTGCTTCAGAACTAGGTATCCCAGATGGAGTTATTGACTATTGTCTTGGGCATTCTGATAAAAGTAAAGGGATTATCAGATATTACACACGCGTCAAACAGAAGCAAGCAGAAATTGCAATTAATAGAGTCATTGACTATACCAACAGCCCAGAGAAATATACCGAATTTCTAGAGATGAGGGCGGACATAATGTTGATGAAGGGATAAGTAATAAATAACTAAATCTTTTTTTATCTTTGTTGCAAAATTAATGATATGACATTTGACGAAGCTATTTCTTTATTAGAACGCATAAAAGATACAGCTATTGGTAGCCCTATTAAAGGCAAGCCAATACAATCGTTATTTATCGCCCCAACCTGCTGGGAGGAAATGCATATATTTATGACTGCCCGTATTCAGAAAGGAGAAGATGAAGCCGTAAGCGATTTCATTGGAAAAAGTTTCTCCGTATATGGTGTATCTATTAGCTATATTGAACCCGATATTCCAAAATGGGAAATGACTATTTTGGATGACTGGGAAAAAACTATCTATAACTAATAAACTATTACCTATGAGCAAATACCAAACAATTTTGTTTATAGGAAAAGAATTAGTTATGAAAAAGCAAATAGAAATACATAAGATAGACATATCCAGCAGCCTTCCGTTGCAATTTGCCGATGAAGGAATAAAGGCCGGCTTCCCCTCTCCTGCTCAGGACTATATGGAACAGGCGATTGACTTGAACAAAGAACTGATCCGTCATCCGGCGTCTACGTTCTACGGACGTGTGACGGGAGACTCGATGAGAGACGAAGGAATAGAAGAAGGTGACATACTGGTCATCGACAAGTCATTAGAACTGATGGATGATGATTTGGCAGTATGCTTTATCGATGGTGAGTTCACCGTCAAAAGAGTAAGACTGGAGCCGGAAGCTATCTGGCTGGTCCCTTCCAATCCGGATTATCCACTGATAAAAGTAACCAAGGAGAATGACTTCATGATCTGGGGAATCGTTACATTTACAATCAAAAAGAATCGGAGGAAAAGATAATGTTCGGACTAATAGATTGCAATAACTTTTATGCTTCCTGCGAACGGGTATTCAATCCGGCTCTAAACGGAAAGCCTGTCGTTGTACTATCCAACAACGACGGATGTGTCATTGCAAGAAGTAATGAAGCCAAGGCATTAGGGATCAAAATGGGTGTCCCTGCATATCAAATTAAAGACCTTGTCAGTAGCAATCAAGTTACAGTATTCTCGTCGAACTACACTTTATATGGAGATATGTCCGGACGTGTAATGTCAATATTGGCAGATTTAGCTCCCGAACTGGAAGTTTATTCAATTGATGAAGCATTCGTCAATCTAGTCGGCATTCAAGAGATTCAATCTCTCGGAGCAAAAATTGTCAATCAAGTAACACGTGGTACTGGCATACCGGTAAGTCTCGGTATTGCTTCAACTAAAACACTTGCAAAAGTCGCTAATAAGTTCGCGAAGAAATATCCGGCCTACAATCGTATATGTATTATTGATACAGAAGAAAAAAGAATCAAGGCTTTACAACTTACTGACATTAGCGATGTATGGGGAATCGGACGTCGGCAAGCTGCAAAGTTGGAAAAACAAGGAGTGAAAACAGCCTATGACTTTACTCAGCTTTCCAGTTCATGGGTGCGCAAGAACATGACAGTAGTCGGTGAACGTACTTGGAAGGAACTATGCGGTATCTCATGTATTGATATGGAATCAGCCCCACCGGCAAAGAAACAAATTTGTACTTCACGCTCATTTGGCAAAATGCTAACCGATATTAACACAATGGCCGAAGCAATAGCAACACACGCTTCCACCTGTGCAAAAAAACTTCGTAAACAGAAGTCTTATGCCATGTCTCTCATAGTATTCATTCACACGAATAACTTCCGAGAAGATTTACCGCAATACTGGAAGAATACAGTAATACATCTTCCGGTGCCAACAAACGACACTCAAGAGATAGTACATTATGCGCTATCTGGATTTAAGACAATATTCATGCAAGGATATCAATATAAAAAGGCAGGCGTTATCATCACTGAAATAACGGAAGGCGCACAGCTTGGACTATTTGATTCCGTAGACCGTGAGAAGCACAATAAGCTCATGCAAATCGTAGACAAGATCAACGGTGATCACGGTCAACGCATCAAACTGGCAGTGCAAGGAAACGGAAGAGAATGGAGGTTAAAACAAGAACAGCTCTCCGGACACTATACAACCGATATAAACCAAATAATAAATATTAATTGTAGTATATAGAGGTAGCTTATTCGGCTACCTCTTTTTACAATCATTATTTTAGTGCAAATTTACGCTTCACAAACAGCTTACTACGTGCAAAGTCATGAAAGTCAATTAATATTGCTAGCTTCTTAATTTCCTTCTCATTTCGCAAAACTTTTATTGCTTTCACGAAGTCGGTATATTCGAAACGCAACCAGTGACAATAAAATTCTCCATCCATTATCCAAGGAACATCGGCATTTGTACGACCACCACTCCTATAACAAGCATACATACGTTTAATGATATCCTGTTCAAAATTCCACCGGTATTGCCATTCCAACTGATCCGTGGTAATTACCTCCATTTCACGCAAGTATTCAAATACATCTTTGACAGATACGAATATTACTCCATCTTTTTCAATATATCCAATTCTCTTAGCCATAACATTTAATTTAAAAGTTGTGTAAACTTACATATATCTACAGTAGTAGAACTTTTTGACTTTAATAAATAAGTTAAATTAAACTATTAATACATATTTTAAACACGATGAATTATAGCATGATTGGTGCAAAAAAAGCCCCGACTACACTTAGTCGAGGCTAATTTTTGGAATTAATAACGTATTATCTTCTCTCGATCTCGAAAACTAGCAATTTTTCCGTAGAGAGATGATGCAACAGACATCCACGTCTGTATACAAATATACTAATTATAAATGAGATGGGCAAAAGAAAAGCCTCGAATCAGAGAGACGGGGCAAAATACTTATGATAACTATATAGCATGCAAATTTATTATCCACTAGGAATATTAGGATCATATATGTCTACATCAGTAACATTAATCCCTTTCTCCTCAAAATAACGATCCCTTGCCATTACAGCAATGACTTTCATATATGAAGTTAATGAACTCCCAGAATTATATGCGTCCAGTTTTATTTTAGCCAATTCTTCTTCTTTTAGAAACTTCTCAGGAAACACAACAGCCTGTTCTATACAAAATTGTTGAATATCGTATGGATTCTTAGATTGTGCATTCTCTTCTATAAGAAACTTTATGCGCATCCAGTTATTATCAAACATTTCATAAATGCCGAGTTTATTTACCATCTCGTATCCTACTGCCGTGATAGACAATGGACTGTGCGTTTGGGTAAATGGATCGGTTATAATGCCTTTATTTCGTTGCAAACTTTGAGTAAGACTTTCAATATTCTTTTGCATAAATGAAATGGAAGTATCTATTCTTGAAATAGAGGTTTCTATATTAGTATGTTTATCAGTTTGGCTTTCTATTTTCAGTTTATGATCAGCACATGGTAGTCCCTCTAGTTTTGCTAAGATTGTAGAAAGTGCCTCTAACTTCTGGGTATGCGCGCTACAAGGAAGGTTATCCATGTTTTTGACTCTGTCATACATGCCACGTGCCCACCATATAAGAAATATGAGCGCAGAGACAAGTATTAATCCTATCAAAAAAGATAAGCCAAAATTGTCTTTTATCAAATTCGCCAAGAGTTCATTCATCGTGCATTTACAATCGTTATAATCACTAGTTTTACTACAAATAAAGACATAAAATGTTTACTTCCAATATAGGTATTATGCAATATTAGCGTAAAAGTCATGCAATTATGATGCAAAAGTAGTGGAATTTATCAAAAGTGAAAATTTATTAGTTAATTAATTAACTAATTATGCTACCAAACATACAAAAAATGGCATGTTTACATTACAATTACCCTATTTCTTTCTCCATCTATACATTAACCAATTCACGATAATATAGCCATTACAACAAATACCCCGACTTTCGCAAGTCGAGGTATTCAAAAGTTTTTTTATTATGAATCTTAGTGTTATTTTTAGTAGTTATTTCTTTCGACGGAGTAGCCAGGCAATTATAATGATCAAACCTATAATTATGCCTATAGCTATTTCTCCGACTTGTAGCTTAACAGATTGCCACCAGGAAAGTTCACGTTCAACCGGATAAGGGACTTGTACTACCTTCTGCTTCTCGCTAAAAAGAGAATCATACTTTGCCTGCAACATAGAGTAATCACGTGACAGTTCCTTGTACCAGTCACGGTACCTATATAATTCGGTCCGGATAACGTTTCCGGATTCATCTACTACGATTACGGTAGAGTCCTTCATTACAACTGAGTCCTTCCGCACAGTCTGTTCCTTGATTACAACCGAATCTCTCGTTATTACCGAATCTTTTAGTTGAATTTTGGTTTCTACTGGAACATACTGAGGACTCCGGCAGGATGACAACCATATTCCCGACATAAGGAAGATGGTTAGAATGTAGATTAGGCGTCTCATGGTCGAATGATTGTATTGCGCAAGAAGTTGGTAAACTCAGAACGTACATCAAAACAGGGGCACGCTTTGATATATTCTGCCGGCTCTACTTCGCCGCTGCTATCCAAATCCGGCGAAGTATCACGATGCCCAAGCACTTCAATAATAGGATACTCTTGACAGAGCTTCGCTACCAATTCGCGCAGTGTAGCCCTTTGAGCAGAAGTACGTGTATCTGCCGGCTTTCCAGATGCGTCCAGGCCTCCGATATAACAGATGCCAACACTATGCTTATTATACGAAGACTCTGAAAATCCTTTGGTATTACAATGCGCACCGTCAATGGAAAGCGGGCGCCCATTCTCTACCATTCCATCAAGGTCAATGACGAAGTTATAACCGATCTGACTAAAGCCTCTTTGCTTGTGCATCCGATCAATGTCTTTAGCTCTCAAATCCTGTCCGGTACGTGTTGCTGAGCAATGGATGATAATAGCATCAATTTCCTTCATTTCTTCTCCTCCTTATAGTTAATAGTCACTTGGCGGCTGCCGGTTAGTGCATCCGTGTACATCACATTTCTTTATCTCAGCTTCTTTCAATCTAAGCTCCAGTTCATGCTTCTTATGAATATCTTCCAGATGAGCGGACTGTTCCTGACGGAGTTCAACATAAATAGCGTCAATCTTGGCGTCACGTTGAGCGATACGATCTTCAAGCCATGCGACTTGCTTGCGTTCATTTTCATCCTCCATACTATCCGCTGTCGCATCTTCCTTCCTTGCATTCGTTCGACGATTCACGTAGAAGTTAACTATCCATTTGATTGCTTCAAAACCTCCTAAAGCCCCGATCAGCGCCAGCCATTCATTTAATCCCATATTTCTTTTCTCTATCTAATTATTAATACTACCTTTGCCTGTCATTATTTATATCATAGTAATTAGGGATATTTCCCTTTATGTTTGTTTTGTTTGTGTGTACCGCCTTACTCGTGATGAGCAGGACGGTTTTTTTATTTAAAGACATATCTCAACCAACCGCTGAAGTAGCTGCTATTCTCCAGGTAGTTATTGTCCTTCTCCGCTAATCGTGCCTCCCGTTCGAATGAGATCAGCCGGTAAGCATCATAGTCTTCTCGACAATCAGCGAGTATGGAAGCGATCATCTTGCGGATACACCATTCTAGTACATACCATACATAGAATGTAGCTGCGGACAGCGTTAACCACCATGCTGAATAACCGAATACCAGCATTCCGATCCACAGAAGTAGTCCGGATGCGACAGTCAGTTCAATCCACTGCCGGGCATGAACACATTCGTGATTGATTGTAGACTGCCTGGCCTCTGTCCTGGACCATTTAGTGAATACCCACGCAAGCAGCGTGATAGTTGTACAGTTGTTGATCAGCAGATGCTTTGCGATCCAGCTTTCGTAAAAGACCTTTTTCATAAGTTCTGTTTTTAGTGATTAATAATAGATTATATCCAGTTCTCCAGTTTCATACAAGTACTATCATAGTTGAGTATGACCCAGTAGCAAAAATTGAATTTTTGTATATCTCTTCTAATTGCCTGTAACCGTAAAAATCCTCCGACTTTAATTTTTATGACATCGAAATCCCTAATAGTACCGTCGCTTCTGTCTCCAGGCAGGATAAATGCGCTGGGTTCTTTATAAGGCGAGTATAATTCCAGGGTTTGTCCCGGATCTCCATCAACGTAGATATTTACGGTAGATCCGTTAAACTTAGTATCCATGATGTTTGTAACTTCAAATCTGTTGTCATTTCCAGCCTTGGCTATATAGGTAAAGCTCAGTCCGGTTTTTCCATCAGGGTCCATACTTATATCTTCGAAACTTTCAAATACTTTAAAGGGTGTCTTTACCGAACCGGTAAAAATTCCGTCTCCATTGACGGAAACTTGAGCTTTGCCATCTACAATCGTGACAACAAAGGCATCGTCTATGTTAATACCCGTAGTCATAATAGCATCAACCAGGAGCTGGCCGCTAATTTGGACTCGTTCTCCTTCGATCTTGATTCCTGATTCATCGGCATTGATAGCAGCAAGAATCGTGTTGGGATTACCATTCTCATCGGTACCCATCACTTCTACTTTCCACTCTTTTGCGTTTTGAGTGACCTGCGTACCGATTTCTTTAATGATGTCCCCCTCTGCATCGGTTACGGCTTCCTCGAACTTGGCAGTCAACCTTTCAGCAGTCAAGTTAAGTTCAGACTTGCGGCTTTCTGTTGTCGCATTAATCTCACCGTTAGCGTGTATTGTTTTCTGCTCAACATTCTCCTCGAAAGCTATATTCAACCTCTTTGCTGTTGCTTCAATTTCTGATTTAGCATCATTTTTAGATGTAGTAATTGTCCCGTCAGCTTCCTTTATTTTTTCTTCAACATTCTTGTTGAAGGTCACTGTCAATCCTTCGGCTGAAGCTTTGATATCAGATTCGGCAGATTCTTTTTTGTCGGTGATCGCACCAGTTGCTTCTTCCGTCTTCTCTTCTACCGTTTTCTTGAATTGTAGATCAAGTTGTTCAGCGGTCAAGGTTAGAGATGATTCAGCAGTTTTCTTTGCCTCAGATATCGCTCCGGTGGTTTCTTCTGTTTTAGTATCTACCAGATTAGTGAATGCAAGTACAAAGTCCCTTGCAGTGAGCTGAAGTGTACCGGTTGCTTCTTCTGTTGCTGTAGTGATAGCTCCTAGTGCATCTCCGGTTTCTTTCGTTACTTTTTCGGTAAACTCACCGGATAGCTTCTCGTAATTGACATTAAATTCACCGGACAGTTCTTTGACTGACTTTTCGTATTCACCCGCGGCGTTTGCTGATCCGGCAGCAGAGCTAGCAGAATCAGAAGCTTCCTTCGCGTACTTAATGACTTCTTCCCATTTTCCCGTGATCCCATCCTCCCGAATCTGAAAGTCACCACGTATCTGAACCTCACGGTCGTTCAGCTCATCTTCAATTGTCTTGTCATTGTGAAGAATGAACGTTCCTCGGATAATCACTCCGTCGGCGATAAGTCCGAACCATCTTCTTATCTCGCCTACAGCTTCTTTCGCCCAGGCAGGAATCAGACCGATATCGGCACGGCCAAGAACGCACTTTACGTGATCCGGATCTATATAAGCCGCCCAACTATTAATCCCGTCGTAGAAGTACTGACAATTCGTTTTCGATGAGATGCGGATGAATGATTGCCGTTCTTCATCAAAGGTATTACCCACACGCACGATTATCATGTGTTGGTAAGCGACAGAATCCCCTTCAGCTTCAAGTAAAATAGACTGATCCCCCTTCTCCGGATCGGTGATGGCGGTGAATTTCTGTACTGAGTAGATAACACCGCTGTTGACAGGATTATGATAGTATCCCATTACCAGGTCACCATCGGCAAGCGGATTATAATCACCTTCACGCAAATCAGGGAAAACGGTATATGTCCCATCGCCATTGTCTATGCTGGAGGCTATTTTCATACTACTTGAGATGATCTCTTCATCCTCCGTCACCCGGATACGGTTGTAGACAAATTCATTCGTGATAAACTTGTCACGGACAAAAATGGATTTAAATTCTGCATTGCCTAACCTATCCACAATCCAGCCGGAGACACCGGAAACGAATGTGCTTACCCATTCGTCCATTTCTTCACCGGCAGCGTTCAGTATCTTCTTCCCGGTTGTCTTCGCTGAGGAGATGAATCCCCATATACCCGTGTTTATTAATCCTGCCATTATTCTGCTCCCCCTATCATTTGCATAAGTAATTCGACTTGTTTTTCCAGTCTGCGAAAATCAGCTACGGTGACTTTTTCCCTTTCTGTGATTTCGATAACTTCCGGCCCTTCATTATCAGAGAACAAAGTATATTCCGGCTCTTCTTCCAGCGGAGTATCTTCATCGATAAGGGTCGTTTCTTCTTCAGCAGGATCATCTATCTCTTCATAGTGTTCCGGAAGTTCTAATAATGGCTCCTCCAGCTTTTCCTCTGCTAAGTAGTAGGTATATCCGAGATAGATTTCATTTCCGAACAGCTGACCGTCGGAAATCCTGCGGAGTACTTTTCCTTCGTCCGCAAGAATGTGCTTATTATTTAATTTATCTGTTCTCATAGTCTTACTCCTCCGATTCTTTAATTCTACTTGCTAATGAGCTCCAGTTCGTTGCTGTACGGTAAGCCTCCAGGCTTCCTTTGGGGACGATGAAGGTACAATTTGTACTATAAAATGTGTTACTATATATTGTCGGAGGAGTTTGGGGAAGCATGAATACGGTCTTTAGTTTGCGACATCCATTAAAAGAGAAATCTTCCATTTTAGTTATACTTTTTGGTATGGCGATAGAAACTAAGGCACTGCAACCGGAAAAACCAGAGCTAAGGCTTGTTACGCTTGTAAAGTATTTGAACTCTTCGAATGAAAGTAAGTTTTGATTGTTCTTAAAATATCCAGATATGTACTCTACTTTCATAGCTTCACTGGCGTACATTTCGGTATCTGTCTTGCTCCATCCATTTTCGTAAACAACACTCATGACCGGAGCATTGGCCGCAGCCGTTATAATAACTATATCCTTGGCTGTAATAGTAAACTCTTTACTGATACTCCCGTCAATCTTTAACCTTGCGGTAATGACGGCTGACTTATACTCCTCTCCGTCATAAACATCTTTCACGTAACCTTCTGCATCAACTGTCAGAGCTGTTATGTCGCTTGACTCCCAGACAACACTGCGATCCTTTGTTGCGTCTTCGGGAGAAATGGCCAGCGCTAATTGTTGAATATCATTAATACTCATAATATTATTCCCGGTGATAGTCAGTCCGGTAATAGCGATACCTTTGACTGTTATAGTTTTCTCAGTTCTGATACGAGGATTGTAAATGGATGTACATCTTACAGTAAACGTTTTACTGTAGCTGATGTTATTCGGATCTAATTTAGCCGTCACCAGTCCTGTATCATCAATGCTGATATCATCCTCTGACAATTCGCCATAGGCGGATATACTCCAGATGATTTCAGGATAATTACTGCTGCTGCTTTTTCCCGTAAGCTGCAGCGTCTTTCCCTCGTATACCGTCGAATCGCCTGTTATGGTTATGCTGTATCCGTCAGGAACAAACAGTTCGTCATAAGTAACGGACAGCTGAGGAAAACTCTTGTGGACGATATCCAGTGCCCTTTCGGTAGCTTGCCTTACATGTAGTTTTCCAGTTATTACGGGAGAAGGAATGTTGTTTCCGTTTTCATCAATTCCCATTAATCCGGAAATCGCCACCAGCGAATCAAGCGTGTCAGACCGGCTGTCAAGCTCTGTTATCCGGATACGTACTAGTTTCGGTTCATCAAGTGCAAAGCATCTGTTAATGACAGACAAGACATTTGCTTTGTTGGTGTTCTCCCATCTGATTGTCGAAAGATTCTGTACCCCTGCGAGTACCAATCCCGCATCAGTCAGTTCCGTTTGATTTCGGACCGTTAAATTTGTAATGGTGTCCGGCAGGTGAAGCAGCGTCAAGTTACCGCCTTCAGGCAATACTACAGCGGATGTTCCGGTTCCTTCCGCCCATATCTCGCGGATGTTGGTACATAATGCAAGGTCTATTGCTTGTTTCAGGTTTGGACAGTTACGGATATCCAACTTGCGAAGCAGGTTGTTTGCACCAACTGAGAGCACTTCCATATTCGTGTTTCGATAGCCTTCTGCTCCGGACCCGATGAGCAACTCTACCAGTTTGGTCATCTTCGATACGTCGACCGAACCGGGATACAAAGAGGATAGATCCCCCAGGCTGCTGATCTGACCGGCGCCAAAAATGATCGTTTCAGTATCGTTGAACTGGATGGCAGGAGCTTTAATATGTACCGGTACATTTTTCTGTGACCGAGTGCCGACTGTATATGATCCGTACTGGACGTTGACATACTGCCCGGCATACGACGTGATGGTCATATCCGCATTAGGTTCTACTCCTTCCCATTCTGAAGGGGTATAGAGTCGAAGGGTTGCGAAGTCATTCTTGTAGTCGCCGGCAATGTATTTAGAGTCCATGTATTTGAATCGGTTATATAGCCACCAGCGACGGTGCATCTTGCGGCTTCCCTGGGCAGCATACAGGTATGATCCATTCCCTTCATCAAGTAATGGACGGACATACTTGTACCAGCTGTCCTCATTGTAGACCGCTTCACACCAGGCATCTCCCTGTTCGGTGTCGAAGAAGCGGATACATTCTTCATAAGTGAGCAGCTTCTTTGACCGCATTTCAGCATACATGGCTGCGATCTCTTTGGAATATGCCTGCTCGATGTTATTCCAGAGAGTTGACTCTGCACCGTTCCATACATCCTTGTTACCGATTTGATCGTGATACTCAACCGTATAGTCAAATGCTGCTACGCCCTCATTATTCAGTCCGCACACAGTATCATTATCATAGAAGATGCAGATCCAGTGAATTCCGTCGAAGGTAGTCAGGAACATATTCTTGGCACGCTGGTCGACCATCGCAAAGAGTTCTGTTATCGTGTAGTACGATAACATGAAATTCATGTCCAGGTACTGATCAGCTTCGGCCCGGAACTTCGTCGGGTTATCCTTTACGGAGACAAGCCAGTCAGTCAGGCGCTTTAGATTCGTGTAGTCTTCGTTTCCGTCCGGATAACGGGCTTCGAAGTCTTTCAGCCATTCTATATTACCTTCCGAGTCGACGGTGATATAGTCCGAACGTTTGAAGAGTACACGATCGGAGGTATTGTTCAGGATCTCCCAACTTTCACAGCCGGCCTTGAATCCGAATGTTTCATCCGTTGACTTGTCGTTATTGAAGTTGTATTTGCCCAGTGATGTTCTCTCGGCATCTTCTGATGTTTGATGCCACATCACCGACGGGCGGCCGTTGACTGTCGTCCGGACGCGGGGATCAGCCTTCTGTGCTTCAGTAAGGAATCCCATGCCACGAAGGATATAGTCGATCAAACGGGCCATACCGGTATTGTGTACACCGCTAGATTCGGCGAAGTCCGCTTTGAAGCAGAATACGTTTACAGGTATTTCCTCTTCGAAGATGGCAACTTTATCGGCATGTTCACCGGTAGCGGTCATGGTGAATCCCTGCTTGCATTTTGTCTTGAAGTTCTTTCGAGGATACCATTGAGAGGATGTTCCCTGTACGTCGATCTCTACTCCGGTTGCTACCCAGCTGCGTTCAGGATGTTCCCTGTCCTCATAAACAAGGGTGACAGTCTTCTTGTCTCCTTTGAAAGTCGGAAGCTCACCGACGATGGTGAATGAGATATTCTGATTCGCCAGCTTCTCATAGCTGAGATTCCCATAGTCGTCATAAATGTTGTTCCGGGCATATAGCTTGCGCTTCAGTTCAAGATTGTCCATATCGGCAATGTAATTGTCAAGAAGCTGATAGCGGTTTAAGGCATTGTCATAGACACGGATATTAAAGATATCTGCGGTACAGTCACTGCTGCCGATCGAGATCCCGGCAGGATTGGGCTGAGTAAAGTTGTCTTGCTCCGGATACTGGATCAGTCCGCAGATCTCACCGTTGATGTAGACGAAGATCAGCCGGTTCTCCGCTTTCTTTTCGATCACGAAGGAGATCCGGACACGTTCATCCTCTTTGAATTGTGTTTCGATATAGGTTTGTTCAGATCTGAATATGGCTTTCTGTGCGGTCACTTCAAGTCCGATTCCTCCGTTCATACAGCTGAGAATGACTGTATCGTAGTCGGTAACGTCTCTGGTTTCAAATTCGAATTCAATTGTTTTACCGGTTGAACGGAAGTCGTTGGCATAGGAGTTGTAGGGGATGGTTACACGTGCATCGCCATTAACGCGAAGAGCTACGAATCCGTCAACTGTCTTGATCCATCCGTTCGTTGCGTAGTTGAATGCGGTAAGTACGGCGAAGATCTCTCCGTAGTTCCAGATGTTTTTCCCTTCTTCGTTGTTGCTGCGGTTCACGGAGGTGAGGAAGAGAACGAGATCCGCTTCCTCCGGACGAACATCGATCTCTGATTCCCTAACCGTCAGGTTGAATGTTTTGCTCACAGATCCGCATGCTATTTTCAGTTCCAGTTCTCCGGGATTTTCTGCCCGGTAACTCCATGTTTGTCGCGTGCGGTCGATCGTTTGATCACTAATTACGATTCCATTAGCTGACAGGGTGATATCACTTGTCGTTGTAGCAGGATTATAAACGATGTAGGGGATCAGGAGTGTGCTGAATTGTTCCACTTCGGCAGTCCTGAAGGATGACGCAATAACCGGTGTGTTGTTTCCGGATACAATGCTGATAATATCATAACGTAGATGATCGCTTTCTACTTCGGTATCATTGATCGTTGCCGTCGCATAAACGTCGAGCGTATGTGCACCATGCGCCTGTGCCGGGATTGAATATGTCTGCTGTCGGTTAGATACAGATGTGATGTAAGTACCTGTTTCCTTATCATCTACAAGAAAATGAATTGTCTTCTCTACTGCGCCCATCGGGGTATATGGGAATGAGATCGCTCCGGTGTAAGCCTTTGAATCGTCAAATGTAGACGTTACGGCAATGCTTACCGCATTGATCTTGAATGTCAGCTTGCGGGTAGCTCCGTAACTGTCGGTTACTTGTACGATGAGGATATTATCACCTAAAGACAGGTATTTGCCTATGTTGAATGAGACTTCGCCTTGGTTGATTGTTTCGGAGGCTACCTGCTTATTATTTAAGGTATAGGTTGCGATGCCTTCGCCGGTTTCCTCTCCGGACAAGGTAGATGAGTATGTGTACTTGATCAGTGTCTCCTTACCATGAACGGCCGTTGCATTTGACGGAGTGACAAAGGCAAGCGTGAGCTTTGTTCCTCCGCCGCCTGCAGCTGCTTTCACGGGATAGAATACACCTGCTCGTTTTTGCATCATATAGTTTCCATCCGGAACTAGATCGAATGATTCATCTGTGTTATCCATCTCACCCAGTGAGGTAGAACCGAATCCACTGTTTTTAGGAACTTCTGTTAATCCTATTGCCATAACATTACTATTTTCGGGATTTTCTTTTTCTGATTCTGTAACTCCATAATCGGTGTCGGCCATCACGACGACACCACCGGACAGCCGGGTCATTTTACCGACATTCAAGCCACCTTCGATGTCGCAGCCCTCTTTAGAAGTAAAGCCTTTCTCTAGCGTATCCTTAATGCCTTTGCGGAGATATCGGTCATCGGCGTATGACATGGACGCAACTGGTTCTAGCTTACAATGCACACGTCCGTCATCCTTTGGTAGCGATTCGTCAATGACAAGAACATAGATATTCGTTTTGCCTTCTTCTTTTACGGTTATCATCTGACCGTCGTAGGGCACATAGGCTGTAGTGTCAATATTCTGGGCATAGCGGGTCGCATCCGCAAGGGATTTCCAGGTTGCTGTCGAGTCAATGGCCAGACTTCTTGTTCTCTTATACTGAAGATAGAAACTTGCACCAGCGATGACAAGACTGGAACGTGGAGATACGGTATTTATCTCAGATAGATATTTCGCTATTTCTACTTTGTCTTCCATGATCAAACTGTTTTAAAAGTGAATGTGTCCGGATCATTGTCCATGACTGCTTTCGCATACCACATTTTATAATTGATTGCCTCGCTGCCGTTGGCTCCTTCTACGGATATTACAATAGGACCTTCCATGCCATTCTCCATGAAATTCCCGGAATAGGCAGTCAAAGTCAGCTCCTTGATTGTATCAGCAGGAATGCAGACAGCGAACATTTTCCATGATCCTGCTTGGAATTTATATGTACCGGGACCGTTATATATGCCGTTAGATCCTAGTGCTCGCACTTCAGCAGATGATTGAGGAATAGAAGAACATACGCCAGCGAACCATTTACGTTTGACGTTAACGCTGATCTTGCTAGTCAATTCTTTCTTGGGCAACGACCCATCTTCACTCGCAGCATATATGACTGTAGCAAAATAGGTTTCTCCCTGTGTGTAATTACCTTGCAGTTGTCTCGTTGTAGTCTGCACGCCACCGACTTCTTCCGAAAAAAATAGTTTGTTGTTAGGGTTATTATCATAATAAGCTTGTTCCATAGGGCCTTGACCGTTTCGATATGCTGTATAAGTGATATAACCTTTCTGGGTACCAAATTCAACATCATTAGAAGACGACAGTTTCCATTCTAATTTTGCTGAAGCCTTTTGAGAAAGCATATTAATAAAGATCTCTTCCAATGTAGTTCCAGCCGGAATCATATCCCCAGTCTTTATATATCCTACATTACTGGATGTTACATTTATAGTCTGTATTAACTTTGCGATAGTGCTTCCTCCACCCGAAGAAGAACTCCCGTTATTAATTACTTGCTGTTTGCTCTTTTCCTTCCGGTATGTAAGAGAGTCGATCTTGTTTTCAAGCTCGCCAATACGAGAATAAGGAGCTGTTTCTCCGACAGTGTATATCGGAGAGTCATAAGGGATATCAAGGTTATATTCAAGCCCTATAATACGAGAGATACGACCTTCTTCAAAGTATGCCTTATTAATAAGGTTCACTTTCTGACCAACGGTGAAACTCTTGGCAAAGTCGGGATCTTGTTTACCCGTTTCAGGATTAATGCCATAGATGTAGTCCGACATCATGGTGGTATTGTAAGTAGAAGGGTCCTGTTTAAGTTCTTCAATATATTCTCTTGCCCGTTCCTCGACTTCTTTCTCTGCGTCAGGAATAAGCTTGTCGGATACAAATTGGGGATCATAACCATAGAGAATATATGTGTCACCGCCATCTTTAGAAGGATGTAAAATGTCATCAGGAAGCATTCTGCCATAATCATCATTACGCTTTATCTCGTAGACCTGCGCATCCTTGTTCCAGGTTCCGTCCTCTGATTTTTCAGGCTGATACTTATCACCTCTGGCTGAATCATAAGGATTGAATATTACTTCAAAGTCCATGCCGGCCAGAGGACCAGACTGAAATACGACCCTCAGTTCTTCTCCGTCCAATTTATATTCGTTTGAGAAATGAAATCCCAGGTCCGAGTCTTTAAATCTCCACGCTAACCAATCTTTCGAAGTTTTTGTTCCATCCGGATTCTCAATAGAATCCGTATATGGATGAGTTGTCACACTAGCGGTTACTCCTTCACGTCTAGGATAAATATCATCAAAGACAACGATCTGCTCTACTGCTTCCTCTTCTGTCATACCTTCATAGGCATCAATATATGATACACCTTCAGGCATCATCAAATGCTTGGTTACAATACCTTCAGCGGTTTGAGAACCTTTGTCATCTGAGAAATATATAGATGGAACATTACCTTTAACAATATTATCAATCGTATATTTATCACCTTTAGAAGCGGTAATACCCTCCGGCAAACGTAACACATTAGCTGCTTCGCCTGTTAAGAACCCCGGATTGTATATGGCATTGAATGACTTTCCAGCGTTTGCTCCGGTAGCGAACACAATAGTAGTATTCGCAGACTGAGCCAAATTCTCTAATATAAGATCAAAGGAAAGAATCTGGGCAGAAACACCGCGAGGAGATACTTCAGTTTGCGCTCTTACTGTTAATTTCGCTTCTAGATTAACAGCTCCCTTTTCTATATTGAAGCTAGAAGGAAGATTGAACGTATCTCTGAATCCATTTATATTTTTATCAGCATGGTAATGTTCTTTATTCGCACTATACACAGTATGAACCTTACCATCTTTTGTGTAATATAAATCCAGCTGATAGTAATACGTTCCTACAGGAGGATAAAATTCCGTTGAACCGGTACCGGTTATTCCACTAATCATAAACTGAACAGGAGCTGTTAACACGGAATAAGTACCACCACTCAGAGCGTTGATTATAGTACACTTATATTCTCTATTTTCATTGACAACGCTTCCATCAATATGTGCCTTTCCCTGTAATCTTTCACACAAAATCGAATCGGATGGAAAGTATTCACTCTTAAGCACTCTTGATGTATCTGCTATATCACGTCCGCTTACTTGCTTGACATCAAAGATCAATTTCTTACGGTATGTTGGCGGTATGTTCCGTGTTGACCCAAACGCATAAATACGAGTTGCGTATGAATCTTGACTATCACTTCTATCCATCTTGCTGACATTCATTCCTAGTTCGAAGTCAACAGGATCGCCATCCTCGCAACGACCAAAATGAATCACTTCTTCATCTACCCACCACTCACATTCAAAACTCTCTACCATTTGGTTGAGGGCATCGATCATGTTAACGTTTTCGTATGAGATCAATTTAGATGAAGTATCTACTGTCTCGTCTATTTCGCATTTAAACGTTTTGCCATGGTATTTATAATCCAGGACTTCCAAGTTCTTCAGAAATACATCCATGTGAACCTTTAAGGTATCGGTTAGATTCCAGCCTGCTTCACGACTCCCATTCTCTGGGTTATAGAAAAACTTCTTGTTCTTCCACTTCCAATAGTAAGCGTCAAGACGGAGTTCGTAGTCATAACCACCTGTTGATGTGTTATAAGCAGGCTTATACAAGTCCACAAGTTCAAAGACGCCTAACTCGTTATCTATACCATCTCCTAACTTGAAGTGTACAGGATCATCCAATGAAAACTTCAATGTGATATAATCCTCCTTCATCAAGAGATATTTGCGCTTACTACCTTCATTAATTGGAGTAGAATAGCGTATGTTTCCGAATATGTCTTTGATATCTATCATAACATCTCCAAAGTTCGGAGATAAAAAAAAGAGTGCCCAATTTTGAGCACTCACAGATACGACAATGAAATCAATGTCGTAAATTAGATATTTTCAACACGGTTGGACGGGTCAGGTTCATTGAGTTTTAAGCTAAATTTGCCTATTCCTCTCATGAACTGGCTGAATTGACTGCATGATTGATAGATCGTTTTATATACAACAGCAGGTTGATACTTGGTCTTTATTTCAAGAACTCCAGTAGCAAGTTCCTCGCAGAAACTGCTATAACGAGCAAAAAATTGTTCCTCACTGGAAGCCGTTAGATTGATCTGAAGGGTTAGATTTCTCACATCTACCCTTGGATTGGCAATAACTACCCTTTTCCCATGCTCTAATCGGCTCTCGCTTTCTATGAATGCTTTATTAGGGGCAGGAGTCATTAATGCAGATAATGAGGTATTATCCATACTTATCCCCCACTCTACGTAAGCATCCTTGCCATTTATGAATAATTCTTCTTTCATTGGAATACTATCACTTCTATTTATTATTTACTATTAAATTGTTTAATTCCGCTATTTATACTATCCAACTTATTACCAAATTCATTTACGATTCTCTTCTGATATCCTGCTATATCTTCCAAATAACTGTTAGAAGAAATAGCAAGGTTCCTTATCTCCGTCAGGGTTATGCTATTATTCCCGACTGTCACTGAAATAAGGTTCATTGACACCAACATGGATAACATAGAGTTCTTTATCTCCTCATTGGATATCTGTAAAGCGGTAAAACGACCGTTAAGTTCTTCGCCTGTATCTTGAGACATGGCAGCAAATCCTTTTTGGGAAGAGGATTGGGAGGAGCTTTCGCCGGTCCATGCGAACATATCTGCCATCTCATCCCGACGTTCTTTCATCTCATCAGCAATCTGTTGCCCTTCCTCCTTCAAATCGTTATATTCCTTTTCAGTTACCCCATTATCCATTGCCGCATAGAACTTCTTTCTCCATTCCGTTAACCTGCCCATATACGATTCTTTGAGCATGGAATTAAGAATAGCATTTTTCATGTATTCCTCAAAGTTATCTGCGAAATCAGCACTATCGGCATCCATATCTGTAAGCAGATCCTGAAAGTCAGAACGAAGTCCGTCTATATCAATGAGAGTAGCATCGGTGATCTTCTGCTCGACAACCTCTGCAACCTGGGTTACACCATCTACTATCTGATCCGCGAATTTTTGAGTGTCAGAGTCAAGTTGTGACCAGAAGATTCCAGCATTCTCTTGAAGTTTTGCAAGTTGTTCATCTGTCAAATCAAACAGACCGGCCATACGCCCGCCCATTTTCTCCTTAAATTCATCAACGCTTATGCCTAGTGTATCTGCCGCCTGTTTCCATCCCTCCGTGGACATATCTTCCACTTCAGTATACCCCTTTGAATGAGACTTGCCGGATGCACCTGAGTTCAAGTACTGTTTACCTAAAACACGTGCATTCTCATTCTGCAGCCTTATCAGTTCAATAGCTTTATTATAAGCAGCATTCGCATTGTTTCCAGTAAGAGTTTCAGCCAATTTCAGTTGTTTTTCTATCACTCTATCAAGAATGTTGATATAAGATTCATAAGCTTCTTTAGCTTTCTCATACTTCTCCGTTGTATCGTCTTTGCCGAACAGGTCGAAGATTTTCATTCCTATTTGCATAGCTGCACTGATAATTGCAAGAATTACAGATGCTTTCTCAACTGTACTAATAGCATTTGCCGACGTGTCAGCAGCAGCTTCTACACCACTCATTGCCATTAAAGTAAAAGAACCAATATTGCCAATAAGCGAAATAATCTCACCAGCCGGGCCACCTATCGATTTACCAAGATCATCTATTGTATTACATAGCTCATCAATCTCACTCCTTACTTCTTTTTGGGATTTCTTTACCTTTGCATCACTCTTGGTTACTTTATCTTTCGCTTCATTGTAGTTATCTGTTTTCTTCTTTACCTTATCCAATGCCTGTGCTTCGGTCAGATATGATTTAGTGGAGTCGATTTTTCCTGTCTTGGGATTATACTTCGAGGATTTGATACCATTTTCAATCATAGCACCGCCTTTCACAGCTTCCGCTTGTGCCCTGGCATTCTCCAATTCAATTTGTGCTTTAGCTAGTTCTTCTTCCGCTTCTGCTAATTCCTTCTTCTTATCTGACAGCGATTGAAATGGGTTACGTGCATCCAGTTCATCCATGATTTCCTGAATGGTAGTCGTATACTCACGAAGTTGGTCGGGAGACAATACTTTGGCGGCTGCACCTTTGGCGTTCTCCAACTGGGAAAGAAGGGAATTAAGCGTTTCACTAGATGTCTCTTTCAGGTTCTCAAAGGCACGAATGTATTCCGGAGATTCTTTCAATTTATCGTAATCTAATCCCATTAACTCCATTCCTTTATTTTTCGTCGCTTGGGCAATGGAACGATCAATCTGTTCTACCTGTTCTGTATTTCCGTCCTTTTCTGCCTGTTTGCGCTGTTCTTGAAGAGTAGCAATATCTTCGTTGAATTTCTTCTCAATGGCAAGACGCTTGTCTGTATAGTCCTGATATTCGTCGAGTATATATTTCAGATCATCACCACGGTTATACTGAATTTCCTTTGATATTATTTTATCCTGAACACGTTCATCTTCTTTCTTGAATATATCCTGCGCTGGTTGGGACTTGATATATTCCTCCACATTGAAAGTCTGTTTAACATACTTCGTTTTTTCCGCAGCTTTGACGCTTTCATTTGCATCAAATTCACCTCTGGCTTTTTCAATGGCAGCAAGTTTATTGTCCTCCGCTTCGCGCTTTATGGCTTCAAGTTCTTTCTCGTGATTGAGTTTTCTTTGCTTGAGTGTTTTTTCCGAACCATCTTGCAAAGCATCAATTCCGGTCTGTTCGCTCTCAAACTGTGCATCTTTTTCGGCACGGTTCTGTTCTCTTTTGTTCTTGTCAAGGAGTTGGTTGTACTTCTCTTGCTCTTTGCGGAGTTTGTCGGCAGCGTTTTCTTGCTTGGAAGTGTTGATTACACCGCCTAAATCTTTAAAAACCTTTTCTTTATCATCCAAATCTTTCTTAGCCGCAACATATTCTGCTTTCGACTTCTTTTTCGATTCTTCAAATGCTTTTTGTGCTGCTTTCCATTCTATTTTAGCTGTATCATAAGCTTCCTTATAGGTTTGAGAGGATTTACCCATTAATGAAGCTATTATTTTATCGATATTGGAAAGTTGTTCTTTTGCATTATCGAAACGTATTTGTACATCAATAGGGATAATTCCAAAGCCTGATTCTTTGATTTTACGCTGTTCTTCCTCAAATGTAAACTTGGCAGCAGCAAATTCTTGAACAATTTCATCTCTACTACTCTTTGCTTCAAGCAACTTAACTTCAACAGGTTTAGCGTTTTCTTCGGCTTCCTTCTTTAAGCGATTGTATGTATTGAGAGCTTCTTGCCATTTCTTTAAATCTTCTTTTGCTAATTCGAGACGATCATTCCAAGTGGTATTTATTCCATATTCTCCTACCATACCAGAGTACATATTTCCCACATTCCGTAATTTATCTCCATTTTTACTTAGTCTATTAACATACTCTGTATATTTCTCAACATTAGATATTATGCTGGAATAATCCGTCTTATCTCTTTCTTCGTTGAGAACTTTCTGAGATTTTGCAAGTTCAAGCGTAGCGAGTTCTTCACGACTATATGCAGCAACTAGTGCTGGAGAATAACGTTGTAATTCTTCATAAGCTTCTACTCTAGCATATTCCGTTTCTGTCTCATCTTGAATTGTTCGTATGAGGCTCTCTATTTTGCGTTTGCGATCTTCTTGTTGTTTATTGAACTTTTCTTGTTCATCATTGAATTTTCTTTGCGCCTTCTCGGCTGCCGTAGTTGAATCATGTAATGCCCACATAGCAGCCGCAGCACCAACAACCAAAGTTGCAACCAACACATAAGGATTGGCAAGTGCTGTCTTGTTCAATATCGCTTGTTGCACAGCTAAAGCCTTAGTAGCTACAATATTTTTCATAGTAGCGACAAATTGCAATTCTTTTGTTGCTATATCATAAACTCCGTAGGTTTTGGAAATTGCATAATAAGCAATCGTCGCTGCTTTATATGCGCCAAAAGTAGAAATCAAACCAATAAGCACCTTACCAACAGCTTCATAATGTTCAACCAAATATTTAGTTGAATCAAGCGAACCATTAAGAATACCTTCATTTGATTGCCCTATCTTGTTCAACATTTCGTCCCAAGCATCACCTAGATTTGAAATTTTCCCTGTGAGGGTTTTTGATTGTTCCTGCATCAAGTTAAAAAACTTTCCACCTTCATCTGTCAAATTCTCAATAACCTTCTTTACTTCGGGAAAACCTATCTTTCCTGCTGAAACCATTTTGTTTACTTCATCCGTAGACTTACCATACATATCTGCCAGACCTTGAAGCATAGGAATACCAGAAGTGGTAAACTGCATCAGATCACGGGCATAGAGTCGTCCTTGCGTCATGGTCGTACCATAAAGATATGTTAAACGTTCAAGTGGCAATCCTAATCCAGAAGCTATATTGCCTAATCGTATCAAAGTATCATTTACCTCCTCCGCTTGAAAACCGTAAGCGACAAGTTGTTTTGAGCCAGTAGCAAGTTCAGTCACAGAGAAAGGGGTTTCAGCAGCAGTTTTCACAATCTGAGACATCAAAGTATCTGCTTTTTCTTTATTCTGCAGAAGTGTAGATAAAGACACCTCAATCTGTTGCATTTCTCCACGTACCTTTACAACATCTGAAACAAACTTTTTCAACATAGCAGTACCACCGATTGCAGCAAGGGTCTTTTGGAAAGAAACAGCCATTTGATTGTTGGAATCAACAACCTTCTGAGTTTCTTTCTGATATAGGCTTTGTTCGTCTTTCAACTTACGAACTGATAATCGAGCTTGTGCCTGCTGTGTTTGTAGGTCAAACAAAGCAGCTTTTTCTTCCTGTAATGCCGCTTTTGCACCCTTAAAATCTGCAAACAAAGCATTTCCTCTTGTTGTTCCAGCTCCTGCCTTTCGATATGCTTCGCCCAAAGTTCTAACATCGTTTTCAATGTCTTTTATCAAAATTTTTTGCTGAATAATCTTCTCAGTTAATGTGTTGATAGACTGAGCCCCCACATATACCTGTTGTTTCAATACATCGCCAATATTGATATTACTAGACGTGTCACTAAGAGTAGGGTTCAATTTTCCACTTCCAACGCTCACAATTCTCTGGTTTACTCGTTCAATATGCTTTTCAAGTTCATCAACCTGCTTTTGAAAGGATGATATACCTTGTACCTCTTTAGGAAAACTCTTCATAATCTCTTGAACACGTTCGAGAGATTTCAACGAAATCTTTTCAAATGCCACATCAATCCTTTTACCTTGTGCTTCAGCAGTATTTGCAAGCTCAGTAAAAGCTTTTTGAGATTCACGAACTTTACGCATTACATCTTCATTATTGTAAGTTGCATCAAAATGTAAACCAGCCATATATTTTTATTTATAATTAATTCTCAAATTTAGCCACTCTCCCACCGTCTCAACTAAAATCGCTTATTCAATATCCAACAATAGCCTTAATGTTGGATATTTCCTCAAAAATAGATACTAAACAGCTATTTATCTATCAATTAGGCACTCAATACTTCACATTGGACAGGTTGTGAAATATTTGATAAATGTAAGTTTAAAGAGTTGATTTTTCTATTTCTACAGCAGCAGTTACACGACAAAGTAAAGATTGTCGTGAGAAAGTTTGAATGAATGGGATTTCTTTGTAGTTTTGCGAAATGTTTAACTAAAAAATAACAATCATGGAAGACATGCAAAATCTTATTGGATGGATAATAATCATCTTTGGTATTCTCCAAATTATCCTCTTTTTCAAAATATGGGTAATGACAGACAATGTAAAAAGAATAAAAGGCAACCTAATTAATAATGCAGATACTTCATTTGAAGCTGCACAAAAAGAAATTATATTTGGACATCCTGATAAGGCGTTTGAAATTTATAACAAATGCTATGTAAATGATGTTGCAAGATTACATAAAGAAACTAAAAATGCGGGAATGAATTCAGAACCAGCAAAAGATACTTATGAAATAAAATATAAAGAAAAATGCCAATCATACGAAAAGGAATTAGCAAAGTTAGGCAATAAGTATATTATTGATTTCTCTCGTTTTGATTCTTTTGATAAAATAAATGAAATCATGTCATAACAAATAAGGGGGCCCTCACACTCAGAAACATTTGCTTCAACACAAATATGAACAATAAAGCCGGAGCAATAAACTCCGGCTTTATTATTAATCACGCATCCCAATTGTAAAAAAAAGTCTAAGATAAAAGAATAAAGTATGGAAAAAGAAGCCACAATAAAAGCCTTAAGTCAAACGATTGATTGTTGTTTTGACAGTCTTAAAGAGGCAAGAATAAAAATACAAATATTGGAAAATGTGAAAAAAGAGAGGGAGCTCATTTCCTTAATAGAGAATTCCAACAAATATGAAAATGTAAAAAAAGGATTATACCTTATATTAACATGCTTTATAGCGAAATATAATACCGCAGTTATCCTAAAACATATAATAATTTCAGGAAGGGGCAAGGATGTTATTTTTTTTGAGAAAGACTTATGCCTTACGATCTATGAAACGCTATTGAATTTAGATAAATATACCCCTTATATAAAAGGAGAGTCTCATAATAATAATGAATTATTAGATGATTATTCTACTTTTCTACAAAAAATGGAGGTACTAAGGAAGTATAGAAACACCTTAAGAGAAATAAGAAATAACAGCACTGGTCATGTTAGTATGGATTATATTAAATATTATGATTCTATGCTATTACTAAATGATTTACCACTTTTAGAAATTATCAATAAATTCAATAATTTAATTGACTTTTTACTAGAGTTCAATAGTAAAATTAACAAGAACTACTCAACAATAAAATATGCAGAATTTGAGAAAACACAAAATGCACTATCACATCAATTGGGGCTAGCAATGAAAGAGCCAAATCTTTCTCCTGAAATGAATCAGCTCCTTAGTGATTTGGGAGAGTATGCAAACACGTTAAAACAAGTAATAAAGCCCAAATAATCCAATAACTACCAAAGCGCCCCATGTGTCGCCAAACAGAGTATAGGGTATTCAATAAAAACACTAACACTATGAAATTATATAAATATAGAGCTGATATATATAGAGATTTGTTGACTCTTGTCAATAATCAAATATATGCGCCAACTGTACAGAATCTTAACGATCCAGCTGAGACTATAGTCAATGACAGTAAGATGAATGAAGTTTTTGACCTTATTGAGAAAAGTGGACTTCCTATAAATATAGCAAAAGATAATTATGCAAAGATAATAGCACAAGTAAGAACTGAATTAGGAATATTCTCTTTAAGCAAAACAGTCTTTAATGAATTATTATGGGCATATTATACTAATGGACATAGAGGCTTTTGTATTGAATATGATTTTGAACAGCTACAAAGGTCTTTATCAAATGGACATTTGCACAGCGTTTTTGATGTTCAATACAAGAATGATACCCCAGAATTTTCAATAAATAATATGGCTAATATTTTAGGAAATTCTGTACAATTTTTAAAATGCTTAATCGCTACTAAATCAATGGCATGGGAACGTGAAGAAGAAATTAGAATAACTTTATATTCCTCTGGCTTATTTGAAATATCACCCGAATCTGTCACTGGAATATATTTTGGTCTTCGAATGCCTGATTCAGACAAAGAACTGATAAAAAACACCTTGAAAGGTCGAAATATAAAATATTATCAAATGAAGCTAAAGCCTAATAGCTATCTATTAGAAGCTGAGTTAATTAAATAGAGTACTAAAATTAAGATGGAGGGATAAGAAATGAATTATTATGTACTTTTAGGAATTATATCAGGTATAGTAACTATCATAAGTCTTTTTATACCTGAAAAATGGAGAACAAAAAAAACATTTCTTGCAGTCACGCTTATTGTTGTCATATTTATAAGTGGCTGGATAACAGATATGAATAGTAGATTAGACAGGGTAAAAAGTGTACAAAAATCCGCAATGGTACTTATGGATAGACGTAATTCGGAATTTACGGACAAGGGATTTATACAAGCAAGCCTTTCTTTTATGGAAGAAAATAAAGATCTGTATCCTGATTCATATCAACGAGCAATTCAAATACAGGAGGGTATAAAAGACAAATGGTATTCAGGTGATATTAGTGATGCTGCATATGAAATGGAAGGGCTTATTTATGGTATAGCAATTTTAAACAAAGAAAAAGGTAATGATTAAACCAGATGAACAAAAACTAATTTAATAAAACATGATTAAAGAATTTGCATTTTCGTATTCAGAACTAATAGTTGGTATTCTAGTCTTTATATCCACAATTTTAGGATTTATAATAAAAGCCCAACATGATAAAATTTTATCAATAAAAGATCAAATATCAGATAAAAAATACAATGTATACAATGAAATCTTTTCCATTTTCTTTGATATAATGAGAGAAGGAAAAGGCTTCACCAAAAAGGCTAAACCCAATGACTTGCCAGACAGAATTATTAATGTAAAAAAGGATTTACTCATTTACGGAACCGATGAAATAATAAAGAAATTCACAGAGTGGAATGTGAATTGTAATAATCCAAATCAAATGTCTAACTTTCAAAACTATCTTGCTTTGTTCATTCTTATAAGAAAGGATATGGGATATAAAAAAAGTAAATTAACAGAAAAGGATATTTTAAGAATAATAATGGGCGATGATGATGAATACAAGAAATTCTTAGAATTGATGAAATAATATAAATAAAGCCGGAGCATAAAACTCCGGCTTTATTATTTAGAGACCTACTATTATTTATAAATATACTCGTAAATCAAATCCGATTCTTCCGTTTTATATGAATAAGAAATATGGATTTTTTGCAATGTTCCATCTGCATTGTATGTATAATTTTTATAAGTTAAATCATTTGGAAACATAGACCATGATGTTGTTTTAGAAATTTTTCCGTTAGATAAGTACTCGTAAGTTATCCCTTGTTGTTTTGTCGATTTTCCTGTTTCCCCATTAGTCCAAGTATTACTTGTTAGATTTCCATGTGAATCATATTCATCAAGAGTAATACCAAATAGTGTTCCATCTTCAAGGTTGTATGATGTTTTTGTTATATTATTACCAGAGTATGTATAATCATTAATATAACCAAAATTGCCACTTAACCAGTTTTCAACAACTGTTGATTTTATTAATTTTTTCATATTGTCATATTCATAAGTCCAAGTTTCATATAAATCTCCATCATCATCGTAGACTATCATTTTTGAAACAGAATCAATGGAATTATATGAATAGATATATTTATGGTCTAAAAGTGTTAGTGTGTAATCGTTTTTTTCTATCAAACGATTATTGGTGTCATACTTATATGTATATTCATGACTAATCCTTCCTTGTACTACTGGAATATAGTAATTCGTTTTTTTTCTTAAAAGATTTCCATTACAATCATAAAAATAGTTTTCATACATTTCGCCAAAGGAATCGGCAGAGCCAAATTTATATTTATGTTCTCTAACCATTATCTCGTGTAAATAACTATCTTTAGATTCATCGTCATCATCTTTAGAGCAAGAGGTGAACACCAAAGTCATTGCAATAGAAAGTAGGAATAAAACCTTTTTCATTTTTTATGTTTTTATTTGTGGATAATTCTGCAAATTAAAACACTTATTTGCACATAGTCAAGTTTTTTCCTGTTTTTCTTTGATTTCAAACACATTTCCCTAAATATTCCTATAATAAATCAATAGCGTACCTCGACTTTACGAGGTACGCATTTATATATGTTTTATGAATACATCTGCCTATAGTATTCCATTTTTCCAATATCAAGATTCAGCAAACATACAACATCATTATATATTAAAATAAGCTGCTCTTTATTGTCGCAGAACTTTTCAAGATTTCTAATTTTCTCAATAAAATACTGAATACTGTTACAAACGAACAAAACCATAGTAGAAAGATCATCGGCTCGTGATTCATCTGATGCTTTTGAAAGTGCACGATTCGCAAACGTCATTTTAATCATGTTGCCATCTTTGTCTTCTTTATACATCGGAATTTCCTGCCCTGATACATTCTTGAAAATATCCGTTATTGATATTTTTACCTGTGCCTGCAAAGATGCACATAGCCCAGAAAGATGTTCAGGCTTAGTTTCTTGTACTATATCCCTCCAATCATCCTGTACTAAGTCGGTAAGAATCGAATAAAACTCCAAATCTTCATTTGACAAGTTCAGAGTCCGAATATTACCTTCGGTATCATAATCTTTATCATCTCCGCCATATTCTTTAATTGATTCAAGACGTTTTGAAGAAGCATAGTACTTCCAGCTCGAACCAAATTCTGTTTCATACTCATTGAGAAGATTCTTCCAGAAGTTCAATTTGTTAATAACACCATGCAAGTACATTTCCCAAAGACAACTTTCATAAAACATTTTCGCTACATATCCATCTTCTTCCTTTTTTTCAAATGTAGATGGGGCTGACATCATTCTAACAATATCCAGTTTATGCAGAACTTGATTAAACAAGTCGGCAAGACGACTGTCATCCTTTATACGAGAAAACAGTTCATAAAAACATTCCTTTGCCATATTTTAGTTTTTCATTTTTTCTAATAATTCTATTCTTTTCATTAACTCCCTGTTTATAGATGCTAAGTTAGCGTTTTCTGCTTTAAGCTCAGCCATTACCTTATTCAAACTTACATTTGAGGATTTATAAACAGCTATTTTCTTACCCGCCCACTCTGCTATCATTTTAGTAGTTGGTTGTGTTACCATTTCACACATATCTGTCATAACATTAAGAGAGCGTTTCAAATTCACTAGATCAACTTCATATTGCTCTCTTAATTGCTTCTCACGCTTATAATCACGGATGCAGTATTTCAGTAGTACTGAATCCGGAATATCATTTACATTTATCTTATCCATTACTTTACTGCTCGATTAAAGGCAGGATGTCATTCTTTCTTAGTTCCTCATAAAGAAACAGTCTTCCTTTCTGTGTCCATTCAGTATTAAGGCTTACATCTGGATTCCCATCTCTATGGGTGAAATTATGAGTAGCACTATGAACATACCCCTTATTGATATACTTACTGTATAGTATCCATTGGTTACGAACCTTGTGTTGTATTCCTAAATCACGGAGCAAAGCATTAAATTTTCTTGCGGTCATTCCATAGTCTTGCGCTATCTGAGTAACCAGTACAGTAGACTTACTTTGAAGTATTATCCTTGTGTACTCTGATTCTTTTTCAAGTTCTATTATTTGAGCATCCTTATCCGCTATTACTTCATCCTTCAATACAAGTTCTTTTTGCTGTTCTTCTATCTGCATCTGCTGTTGTGCTGCAAGTATAAGAGCTTCACTAAAGGACTGGGGAACTTGAAGGGAATAGTTACCGGTATTTATAACAGTAGGGACAAGATCGTCAAATATCCAGCTTTCGAACTCTTCGGCTTTTGGTAATTCACTCTTAGCTGTCAAGCGATAAATGTTACCTTCGCTAATAAATTTTATACTTCTCATTTGAATAGCGGGAGTACCATCTTTCTTCAATCCTGTTTGTACCCCTACGTCGCGAATCACGACGGAGGCTGGTTTACAATGAGTTGCTATTGCATCTCTTGGATTCGAATATCCAAGTGAGGATGCAATATCTGTTGCACAGAACCACGGCTTGCCGTTGTCCACAAACATACGTACATTTCCGAACAACGGATGATTATACGCTTTGATTTCACTCGTGTGATTTACATTTGATGCATTCACACCATTGCAGGCGGGAAATTTTTCACTACCTTTGCTGCTATAATTAGATACATTCATACTTATAACGGTATTAATGTTAATAAACTATCTTCAATAGCGGTTCAGTCAATTCCACTATTGAAGATTTTTCTTTGACTGACTTTGTAGCAGATGGGGAATCGAACCCCGTTGCGCCATTACTCGCTTCTGCTGAACCTGCCACGCTTGGCATATTGTTTAGCGGTTCCTAGCTTCCGCTAATAAAGAAAAGCCCTACCTTTCATTGTCTTAATGTGGCTGTTAGACAATTACTTGGATAGAGCTTCTTTATATTTTCTATTTTTGGTAACAGCCACGTAACCTTTTCTTTCTTTTTCTGTCTGCGAATTTACCACCAACCAACTATTTAGCCTAAAAAGTGTCGTGCTTAGACTTCACAATCTGTCCGTAGTGAAAGATTCGTTGCAAACTTATATCATAATCGTGTAAGAGAAGAATTTTCACTTGTCTAGAAAACCACAATTGCCCAATTGTGGTTATTTAGTTCATGGAGGTCTGATTTTAAAGTCCATAATCATGTTAATAATATAATCGTGTATTAAGCACAAAGTAAATTATGCCCGGTTAAGGCTTCAATTAAGTCATTTGAAACTTTATAGATATTATATGAAGGGTTGGTTACATCATTCGCATAACAGCTAACAGAATCACGTAAACGATATAATTCACTAATTAATTTTTCGTCATTAACTATACGGGCGATACGGCTTGCTTCATCGTAGGTTAGAAAGCTGGATTTGTTTGTTCTCGGATTCTTGCCATACCAATAAGGCACGCCATGAGTAGTAATATAAGAGTAATCGAAAATCAATACACGACCGATTAACTCATTAGTAATATCTGCTATCCAAAATTTCGGATGCTTTGTATCCCAAGAGATGCCACGCTGACTATTGCGTTCTACCGCTTTCATTGCAACCGACCTAAGTGTCCATAAGACTTCTACTGCATACTTGTAATACTCTTCACTATTGAATAGGTTCATTACACCTAAAACGCTGTTTGCATTTACTTTTTTCATGTTCATTTATATTTTATGTGTTTATACTTTCTACCTTTAATCACCGCAGTACTGAGAACCCATATAACCTTTGCTATTTGAGTTGTAGCAGTCAGACCAAGTTAAGCTATCCGGTTGTGCCGGTTGGTTCTTTCTTTCATTATGAGCAGCCCAGCTTGCTTCAACCATAGCTTGCAACTTGGCTTCTTTCTCTGCACGAGCCTTCACAGCATCTTTTTCCCAACGCCAAGCAGCTTGAAGACATTCGCCCCAAGAGCGACCTTTTCTCTGATACTCATTATTATATAATCTATGAGCATCTTTCATGATTTGAGATAAGTTGTAGCGTTTCATAATTGTATGTTTTAAAAGTGAATTATACTTGTTTGTATAACCTTAATTGATTACCGTGCTACAAATATACAACTTTGTATAATTCAATACCAAGCAAAAGTGTATAATTCTTCTACATATTAACATTAATTACATATATAGATATACATTTATGTATAATCAAACGTATCTTTGCAAGCAAAAAACGAATTATACACTTTTGTATATGAAATATAGAATACAAGAAATTTGCAAGGAAAAAGGTATCTTAATGAAAGACCTTGCTGAAAAAATGGGGAGAACCCCCGAAAGCCTTAGTCGTTCTTTAAATAATGGAACGACGACAAAGATGCTTGAAGAAATAGCTGCGACTTTAGGAGTTGAAGTAGTTGAACTAATTGAAGGTTATCCAACACAATCTTCTTCCGTCAAAGTTATCGGAGCCATCCGGATCGGTGATGACACCCATGTTATCAATAGTAAGGATGATATTAAAAAACTAGCGGAGAATTTATAAATCAATGATTATGGAGGAAGATTTAATTGAGCAAATCAAAAAAGCATTAGGAGTATCAGGGAATTATACTGATGTTCAACTACTTGAAAGCCTGCGAAAAGCTCGTAACAACTCGCATCCAGATGGCTTTCATGATACTGAAATAAAAAGGGAAAAAGAGGAAAAATTCAAAACATTAAGTGGTTTGTACGAATCTTTCCAGAAATATATAGAAAAAAGAAAAGCAGAAATGCTACCTGCAAAATATGAAGAGGAAGAATTATCATTTGATCTAATCCAGAAAATCAGCGAAATTTCTTCGCTACAAGATGAAAATAGGGAGTTAATAAGGACAAATAAAGAAATCCAATCAGAACTAACACTTTGTAGAAGTGAGCTAGAAAAAATAAAAAACAACAAACATATTCAGAATGTAAATGATATAAGTATCTCTTTAAAAAATATATATAAAGTAAAAAAAGAACTGTCTTTTACTGTTGTTAGCTTACTTATTTTAGTATTTACGCAATTAAAAATGATAAAGTCTGAATTAGTTGCTTTGTTTGGAATAGGCAATGATTTAATAACTATAATATTATGGATATGCTTTATCTTCTCTTTATTAATTGTTATATATAAATCAATATTAAAATATAGAATCAATTATAATTTGAAAAAACTTACAAACCCGAAGTACTTAAATAATATCAATTTGAGAAAAAAAGAAGGCTATTATTATCGCGATATAGAATTATATTTTACTGAGTCAGATCTTTATGATTATATTAGATCTCAAATTAACAAATTAGATTCCTTTCTTTTTAAATGGGAGATGGAGATTATTTATCGAGAATTAATAAATTATATAATCTCCTATTTGGATCAAAAGCAAATAATTAAAAAGGCTATTCCGCAAGACTTAGATATATACTTTGAATTAAATAAAAGATCAAGGGAATTTGAATAAGGCTGCTATGAATACCTCAACAAAACAGTTTCTATATTAAACGCCCCATCCCGTCGCCAAACAGAGTATAGGGTATTCAATAAAAACACTAACACTATGAAATTATATAAATATAGAGCTGATATATATAGAGATTTGTTGACTCTTGTCAATAATCAAATATATGCACCAACCGCACAAAATCTTAACGACCCAGCTGAGACCATAGTTAATGACAGTAAGATGTATGAAGTTTTTAACCTCATTGAGAAAAGTGGACTTTCTATAAATATAGCAAAAGATAATTATGCAAAGATAATAGCACAAGCAAGAACTGAATTGGGAATATTCTCTTTAAGTAAAACAGTCGTTAACGAATTACTATGGGCATATTACACTAATGGACATAAAGGCTTTTGTATTGAATATGATTTTGAACAGCTACAAAAATCTTTTCCAGATGGACTCTTGCAAAGTACTTTTGAAGTTCAATATAATAATGATACCCCAGAATTTTCAATAAATAGTATAATTAATTATTTAGAAAATGATGCACAATTTGTAAAATGCTTAATCGCTACTAAATCAATGGCATGGGAACGTGAAGAAGAAATTAGAATAACTTTATATTCCTCTGGCTTATTTGAAATATCACCCGAATCTGTCACTGGAATATATTTTGGTCTTCGAATGCCTGATTCAGACAAAGAACTGATAAAAAACACCTTGAAAGGTCGAAATATAAAATATTATCAAATGAAGCTAAAGCCTAATAGCTATCTATTAGAAGCTGAGTTAATTAAATAAAGTACTAAATTTAAGATGGAGGAATAATATGGAATGGAATAAACTATTAAACAACGCTTGGTTTCAAGGGGTTTCATGTTCATTGATAGCCACACTTATAGGATTAGCTGGAGAAGGATTTATCCAAATCCCGTGGCTTAGTACTTTTCTATCTAATGAACTAAACATATTCGCTTATTGGTTAATCATTATCATCATACTAACAGCAGTTTTAACTCGACTTTTGGTTTGGTGCATTAATCGCAAACCAAAATTCACCAAATATACACAAGATTTATTATGGGATTATGAAATCAGCTGGAGTTGGCATAAAAATAAAATGAGCAAATTGTATCATGTCAAAAACATACAAATCGTTTGTCCAAAATGCCATAATGGAGTAGTCACTTCTGATAACCCTGATGATCCCATATGTGGTATTTGTGGAGAACACTGTATCATCACCCCTCATGTAAAAGATATCAAAAACTATATTATATTTAAGGTCGGTCGTGATTTTCCTTTAGAAAAACATTTGGTAGAAGAACTAGCAGAATAAATAAAAGCCGGATTCCTCCGGCTTTTTCTTTACTCTCTAATCATCTCCGTATTCAAACATAAAACCCCGAACCAATTGAGATCCGGGGCTGTCAAATGAATAGTGCAAAGTTGTTAATCAAGCAAAGTTCACATGACTTAATTCATTGCCGAAATTTTGTAGAGCTTTCTGTATCTTTTCAACAGTCTTTTTACTAGGTTGTCTTCGTCCTGTCACGTAGTGGCTTAATTGCCCTTGTGCCACTCCTGTTATACGTTCAAGTCCTGCGAGAGATAACTTATCACTATAATATGCAAGAAAAGAAGCCACATCATAGCTGAAATCAAACTCCACCTCAGGAAATTCCTTTCCTTCCTCAATGAAGAACTCTTTCATTTCATCACGAGCTAGCAAGAAATCCTGCATAGCTTCTTGAGCTGTCTTTCCGTCACCCGTAAGACCGAAAGGCAAATTGTTATCATCGGGCATATATGCGCTATACCCGTTGTTGCTGCGTTCTATAAAAACTCTAACTTTCATAATCGTGTGTATTTAGATGGATAGGATTAAAAATTAACCCCTGAATCCTGTTTAATTGATTTTAATGTTCCACTTGCTACCTCTTGCTTGCCATGATTGCTTGTAGTAAAGAACTTTCCTGTAATTGGACTATACCATAAGGGATGTCCGGCTCTTTGTTTTTTTTGTCTTTACGCACCCACCTTCAGCAAGTAGTCGTTCCAGTTCATTATACTTCATATCTTATTCGCTTGATTAACAACACAAAGATAATGATATTAAATTTAATATCAAACAAATTGCAACACAAAATGATATTAAATTCAATATCATTAACAATATATGAAAATTAAAAGTTAGTCTTATTCACCAATCATTCTCCGAATCAACTCCCTATTCCTCGGATCATCTGCATTTATCACCTCCCCTACACCTCTTCCAAGCAATTTCCGTTCCTCCTCACTCAAATAAATAGTAGTAATAGCATCAGCCATGAGCATCTTTAGATTAGCATAGCTGATTCCCCACATGACATAATCCATCGTCCATCCATAACGCTGACAAGCAAAGTCTATCAATGTCCCATAGGTACTATTGCCTCCAAAGGTAACGCTGCTATTATCTTTCTTTACTGCGGCTATCCTGCTACGTTCTAAGCGTTCTTTGTCTATTCCGAAGTACTTGATAAACTCTTCTGTATTATCTCCGGACAGAACGATTGTAAATATGGTAGCGAGTTCTTCTGCTGCTAACTCAGAGAATTCCTTCGCTCGTACTTCCACCTTAATGCCATCAAAGACATCTTCCTTCCGGTTGAACGTATAGTTAGACAGTATTCGGCAAACAATCTCCTTCTTTTCGGTACATAACCGAATGGCTTCCAAATATGGATTAGCAGATATCAGTCTGGCATCAGCCTCCAGGCTCTTGAACAATCTTGCCAGGTGATAAGTTATCCCCAACGTAGGAGGATATAAATAAAATTGCTGACTACCAATATTGAAACCGACAGGTCTCTCAATAATGGTATCAGCAATGTTCATTTCAAGCAATTCTCTATCTTCCATAGTGCTAAATAATTAAAGAGTGCCGGCTAAAGCACTCTTTTCTGAAAACAATCTTTTATTAACCTTCAGGTGCAGGAGCACTTGCGGTATAGGGTTTAACCTGATTGCCGGTAGCAGGTTTCAATGCGTCAAAAGTATATTTCCATTTCTTTCCTTCTGACGTATCGAAAGTATCTTCTACTGAAACTGTTGCCCGATCAATTAGAATCCCTTCGACAGACGAATCTTCAGGAGTAAGCCGGACAGCATATTCTTCCTTGACTACCCCATCCTCATCTTCGATAGGTTTACTTCTGCCTTTGGCCGCACGGATCTCGAACTCAAAAGCGTATGTATTTCTGGAATACTTCACCGCTTCATTTTCCCCGCCTTCAACCTTAGCTTCCTTCTTCTCTCCTTTGCTTGTCGTTAGTTTAGTAGAGTTTTCTACCGGATCGTATTCTAACTTATCCCATTTAGTAGGTGCAGCTCCATCAGCACCCAGCTTTCCAAATTCAATTTTTGGTTTTCCCCATGATAATTGTGCCATAATACTTATTCGTTTACTTGTTTATACAATAACTTGTTATTGATGAAGTGCTCGTTCTTACCGTTCACTTCCATTACCCTTTGTTTATCCAGCGTGAAACGGTAATCTTCTCCACGTTGCACTTCTAAAAGTTCAGCGGCCAGTTTGCAGAGTTGACGCAGACGGACTGAATTCTCCTCAGCTTGCCCATCACGTAGATTATCGGGAATATAGATATTCACATTTACAAAAGCTTCCTGAATCTGTCCTTTGCCATTGTCAAGCATAGAAATGACAATATCTTCCTTGCCTGAGTTAAGCGGTCTTAGAGTCTTGCTCAATTTCCCGGTAACAGCCTTCTCCAGTTCAGACCCTTTGATTATTTTGTAAACATCATCCTTTATTTCAATATCCGATTTCATCCTACTACCTGACTTTTAAGTTTCTCCATCATATGATAAAATTCAGCATGAGCCAACAGCTCTGCAGAAGCAAGAACAGACTTACTATCTTTAGCTTCTACATATTCGGCATAATGCATACCAGCAACGACAATCAGCACATATCCGCTTGAGTAGTTCTTAGCAAGTCTCACAGCTAGTTCCTTACCTGTTTTCGATCCTTCTGAACCACTTAAGACAGTTTCAAATCCGGACGTCTTCACAATCTCCCCATGAGCAACAACGACATAACCAACAGAGCTTCGAAGATTTCCAGTTTGATTAAACCAGCTTTCTTCTTGTGATCTATCTCTAGCCTCTGTCACGCACTCATTACCTAGATTCGCCAAAGCCTGAATAGTAACCGAATCGATCTGTTTAGTTCCTGTATCAAACATAGCATTAATCTCCGACAATGATGTAGTCATTCTTATAGCCATAGTTTTGCATTTAATTGTCCTCTGTGAAAACCTTGAACCTGTTTTTCAGCTATTACGCACCCATTGTTTAATAGCCGGATAACATCACCTATCTTGAACTCTCTACAATTTTGATTCAGATAAACCACATATTGATACACATATACCTTACCATCTTCAAAAGTCATCTGATTAGCTTTATTGTTAAGTTCATACCGGCAGGGAATACTACCTTCAAAGAAAGATGTGCCGGGATGATAATCGCCTAGATAGTCTTCGTAGCCTTCGATGATTACCTGGTATTGCAATATGTGAGGTCTGAAATTAGGTATCATAGGAATGTACATTTAGGTTTATTGGTGTTCAACTCATCTTTCAAACCATGCTTCTTACACAAGAAGGAATAATAATCCTTAATCCCCTGGATATTCCAAGACATCGAAAAACCGCTTTCACTAATTGAAGTGGCTCGAAGCAATAGAGAGGGGATAAACTTCGCAATCGCCACCGACACCCGCGTTTGGCAATCCTCTTTCATCTCATCCTCTCCGCTTATCTTCGCATTCAGACACATATCCAAAAGGTCAGCCTCCGACAGTTGAATGCCGAATGTCTGAAACTTCTGTTGTATGTAGTCGTTTACCGTCATCTTAGTATGGTGTAATCAATCTACTATATGCAGTGTAACTATAATGCGTACAATGCTTCGATTTATATACGTATCGGAACGGAAATTTAGGAACAGTAACCAGCTTGCTTTGAATAGCCGGACTTTCAGCAATAACAAATACAGGTTGCGGGGCTGTTAACACCAAGTAATCCATAGGAACGATTTTAACGACCTCGTTCTGAATCATCGGCAGACCAACATCAACCATCACGACATCTGATTTTGGCAAAATAGGTTCGCTAAAACTTGATGCCTGTACGCCCAACGAAACTAAGGACATCATCAAAAAGCCACACATGGCAAAAATAAAATTCTTCATTTCTTTACTGATTTATAAAATTAAACAATGGAAGGGTAGAGATACTACCCTACCCCTTTTATTCGATACCTAATGCTTCTTTCAAAGCAGAAGTCTTTTCTTCATCCAGTTCTCCTGCTTTAGAAAGAAGTGTTCCCTCTCTCATATTTGCAGTTACAGAGACACCGATAGACTTCAATGCTTCTACAACGTCTTTCTTTTCAAACTCCTGTTCGAAGAGGAAAATCCCCTTAGAGGCTTTCTTCTCTTCGATAACTTCGGCAAGTTTGCGTTCCGAAAGGTCTTTCACACGGGTCTCGTCTTCAAAATCGAGGATTGTACCCGGATTATACACTTCGCCAGTAAACTTGTCGCAGAAAATATCAATCACTTTAATCTTCATAGAATCCTCCTTATCCCTCCGGGATAGCGTTCATGGTTGATAAATCGAAATTCACAATCTTATTCGGAGAAGTAAACTCAGGAATCCACTCAGCAGTGTACTCCATGTATCGACCTTCTTCGTCACGATAGTTACACACCGACATCTGGCCTTCAGCGGTATTATAAGAACGTCCCGGAACCGGATCGGTCATAACATACGGCTTATGGTGGCGCATCTTCATCACCTTATCAGTCTTCAACAGGGTAATACGGTTATCAGCATAAATCTGCACGTTCTCGCCCGCCTGATTCTCTACATAGTCCTCCTTGATCTCGATAGCAGGAAGCCCGATGCCGGTAAATACACTGGAGGCCATCTGGTCAGTCACCAATCCAGCGTTAACCATGAACTCACGCTCGCCAAGAATCATCTTGAATTTATCCCCGAAATCGGAAGCACCTACAATGTTCTTCATGAATGTGCCACGAGACATAATCATCTTGGAGAACACACCGTATTTAGCTTTCAGTTTTTGAATCTCCTGCTGTAAGTAAGAGATAAACTTATCCTTTACTGCAGCTTCTGGAGTAAGGAAGTGGAACGGCAACTCGATATCAAGCAACTCGATATTTTCTTTGTTGTCAGCCAAGTGAACCTGTGCTTTACCAGTCATCAATAATCCAGGAACAACGATATCCATACGCTTGTGTGGAGCAAGCAAAATCTGACGGTAATCATCAACAATAAAATCAATGATTTCCTGTAAGATTGTACGCTGGTCAGCGGTATTGGCGGCATTGAATTTATCAATGATGTCTTGCAATTGCGACAGACGTTCAATATCCATCTGATAACGGTCGCCCAAGTAAGCAATTTCTGTATAACCGCTTCCGAGTGAACGCCTTTCCCTTAACGGTTTCTGATCGTTCTTGCCAATAATAGAACCAGCAACAACACCCGTTACTGTTCCAAGATAAGTCTTAAAAACACGGGTTTTAGTTTCCAAGAAATCTCCGTATTGCTTCCAATAGATTGTGTCCAATCTCATCTGAAGCACACGGTCGATAATCGCCTTAACGATTGCGGGGTCTGTGAATAAAGTTTGTATGGTCAAATTCATATCTAAACTTTTAATGATTAATACTCAAACTGGAAACGGCTTGTCAATCCCACCTTATCCAATTCATGGATCGGAAGAACTAACTTTCTTTCCTTTACCTCATAGGCTTGCATCAGGAGAGTACAAAGAACCGCTCCATCGTTCTCAACTTTCTTCGCATCATAAAGAACGAAGTTCGCTGTATTCTTCTTCACTGTGCCTGCTACTGCAGTCGCTTCAAATAAAACTGCATCCTTAGCAATATTTTCACCGAAAGCCGCTTCAATAGTCAGGACATCATAGCCCTTGTTAGTCTTGTCGATAGCGACTACTTTCGCTCCTTTTTTACCACTTCCAATAAACATGCCGACATAAGCCAGCGATTCCTTTGCAATTTTGATTGATAAAGCATCAGCTCCGGTCGTGTAGGCTTCTACAACCTTCACGTTGCGAACCGGAATCAATGTACGTTTTACCGAATCAGCCTGAACCGGGGTGAATACGGGTAAGAAAGAACCAACAACCAAATTGGCTATGTCCAACTTCCAAGGACCGCTCTTTCTCACACCTGTCTCAACACGGTAAAACTCTTCCGGTTTATAATCCGGTTTCAAGTCATAATGTGTACCTGCTGCCATTTAATTTACTTTTTAGATTCAACAATCGTTTTTGTACCTTCCGAAATCATACCAGCAATAGATTCGTTTTCTTTCTCAATCTTCGTCTCCGCTGATTCGGGAGGGTTCACACCGCTAAAGCCTATATTGGCGAGTTCCTGCTTTGCGTCCTTGAAAAAAGTATCTAAGTCCGCATCATCGGGAATCGCATAACGCTTTGCAAATGTTTCGGGAATACCATACTCCTTTGCCTTTGCCAAAATCTGCTCTTGACGGGTAACCTGCGCTTTCTCTGTCTCAAACTGAGTAAGTTTGTCCGAAAGCGGCTTCACGGCTGCGCTCACTGCATTGGCGATGATAGTTGCCATATCATCAGCAGGTTTCTCAACAGGCTTTTCTACCGGTTTCTCGATTTCAATTGGTTTACCGTCCTTCAAACCGTGTTTCTTCTCGTAGTTGGATACTGCGGAAGTAACGGCTGTATTAGCCCGGAAATCACCATAGGAATTTAGCACGTCCGAGAAGCTGATACCCTCAACAATGGAGTTTACCTTTGTTTCGTCCGTTACACCCTCAGCCTTTTTAGTGGCAATTCGGGTTAAAACAGCAGTATCTACCCCAGAGAATTTCTGTTGTAGTCCTGCCAAGATTTGTTCTAAGATTGTCATACCGTATGAATTTGATTTATAAATTTCTACGGTAAATTTCGCTATTTATAAAGAGGGTGAGAAATAATCAGATAGGTGATACACGACAATGAAACGATTGTCGTAAAATGACATAAAAAAGGCGTGATCGCTGTCACGCCCTGAATCTTTTATACTTCCTAGTGGAAGCAGGCCCCGTAATATTATTTTTTTAAAGCAATCAATTTAATCATTAAATTATAGCCATATTCAGATAATTTCCACTTTGTTTCCGTTTGCAATCTATTTTTAACCGGATGCAAAATACCTAAAGCTAACATCTGTATTTTTATCTTCTTAAAATCACTGTTTGAGATTTCTGCAGATAATTCTTCTATAGGCACATTAGAATACTTCAAAGAGGAGATATGTTGTAAAAAAGAACATAAAATGTTATCTATTTCTGAGTCGCCAACAGGATCTATCATTTCAGGAAGGATATATTCGAAAAGCTCATTCCAAGTCATTTTATATGTTTCAGGAACATCATCGCCATCATCATTTGAGCCATATAGTGTATAAGAAATTGTATAATAATCCTCTCCTTGCTGAAAATTTCCACAAGGAGATGCCGAAGCTGTTTTTAATTTCTCCATTTCATCCTTCAGTTTATCATTTTCTAATTTTAAATCTAAAATCTTTTTATTAGCTTCAGAAGAGGATGCCTGAGTTGCTTTTATCCAGCCAATACGAGGTTTAGCTTTAATCAATTTCACTAAACTTCTGCTTACTTTCGATCCTAAATCTTCTGGGGACGTCCAAAATTGACACATTTTTTTCTCAACTAATTCAATAAAATTCTTCAATTTGTTCTTCCCCTCATCTGTGGCTTCTGTATTTGATGCAGGAATGTTACCGGGTTCTTTGTGCACAAATGAAATTACAGGTATCCCCTCTTCAACAGCAAACTCATATTCCATTTGCGTATAACTTTTCCCTGTTTTTCTATCTATAGATCCATACCTACCTGCCACTATTAAAACATAATAGTCACAATCACTAATAAGCCCTTTTATTAGAGTCCATTGGTCGTCATCGGCTGCTGGAAATAATTCCATTCCAACAGGTATGCAATCAAGTTCTAAAAGAGCCTGCATTACCTCTTGTCGTTCTTTTTGCAAATCTTGATAAGTTGAACTAACAAACACTTGATATTTCTTTTCCATAGTAGTTTATTCTTTGAATTTATACTCCTAACACTATATTAGCATCAATATTCAGCTTCCGGCTTATCTCACGAGCAACTTTCAACGTTGGTTCGCATTTACCAGAAATATAATCGCTAAGACGTGAGGGACTAACTCCTATCAACTGTGAAAGTGATTTCTGATTAAGCCCCATTTCATACATACGAAGCTTAAGAACATCAACAAGTGAAGGTTCACCCAAAGAAAAATGTTCTTCGGAATAATCAGCAACAAGATTAGAAAGAAGCTCCAGCTCTATGCTGTTAGGATCATTCAAAGGAGTATCATCTTTCACAAATGGAAGGAGCTCCTCTACTCTTTTCACTGCCCATTCATATTGGGCTTGATTTTCTATCTTTGTCATAAGCTCTAAATATTAGTGCAATCTATTTTATCATATTCTTTATGAGTACCAATAAAGCGGATATATACAAACTTAACTGTAAATTTAATGACCACAACTAATCGATAATTATTACCTTTGACGTTAAAAACATAGTGCTGATTACCTACATTATCCACACTATTAAAAGTCTTCTTAACATCAGCAAAACATGTCCACTCACTTCTTTTAACAATAGTAGTCCATTCTTGCAAAGCCACCTTTGAATCGGGGTGTGATTCTGCATATTCTTTTAAAGACTGTTCTGTAAATATTCTCATGGTTACTCATTTTTCATACTACAAAGATATGAAATTAATTCTAAATTTCAAAATTATATTTCATAATTTGTAACCGCAATAATAATGATGACTCCGCTATTTTCAGCAATCGCCACTTCCATACAATCTACAGCAATTATTTTATAGAACCCAATCTATTTAATTCAGCATATAGGAACACAAGGCAATTTCCGTCAAATTCGAATTGAGTTGCTTTATCAGGTAGCTCAAACTTCCCCACTTTATCAACATATCCTTTCCAATCACACTTTTTAGGTATTCCTAGCTTAATTCCATTGGCATGCTTCTTTATCCATAGCCAAATCAAACGTCCTAAAACTTGGTTATCATACTTACAGGTCGGAAAATTTTTCCGGATGTAAAAGATAAAACTGTCATTACCCTTTTGCATTTTTACTTTCATACTTTCTATTTTTTATAGTTATATTACTATATACGTATTCTGAATTTATAACGGAGTGAAATAAACTCCCATAGAACATACAACTATATAATTTTCAAGGCATTACTATTTTGTCCAGATACCCCGAATTACGTTTTTTTAACCATCAGCCATTATTAGTCTACATTTATGATACATTTTGAGAAACTGAATCTTCTTTTTTCTGCCCATTTATTTGTTCTTCTTCAATTTCCTTCAGTTCTTCTTCAATTCTATCCGCATTCCCGGCAAACATAATACCTTCACGGATTGACCATATACCACCACCTACTGCGGAAACAGCAGTAGTAACCTTGTCATTTAAATCATCAATCATAAACGGAACCAAATCTGTCTCAATATCAATCGTCTGTGATGCCTTGTTGAACTCGGTGGGATTAATCGCTCCTAAAGCAGAAACAAGGAAATTGACCCTTCGTTGTAAAAACTCTCCTATCACCTCCGCATGATTACTTACGCTCATATGGGCACCCATGAACATGAAACGGAAAGCGGTTCCTGATGCTTTGCCTACGCCTTTCAATGTCTCGAAAGAAATGCGTGGAGTATTAGACATATCATAAGCCATGTTGGTAAGGGTTTCAGCCTCGAACTTCACCGTGTCAGGTACTTGGTTCCACGTTAAATACTGGGCATCCGCACCAGCTTCCAGTTTAACTTTTCTATCCTTTGTCTTGCCAATAAACCCGGTCACTTCCCCAATTAGCTTCAATAATGGGAAGAAGTGATAGTCAATACAATCTGCATAGTTGGATAGGAGTTTCTCCAAGCGTATACGGAAGGTCTTTATCTTCTTGCAATAAGGTTCAGGACGGTAAGCGTAGAGAACCGGCAGTTTGGGGAATCCATGAGCAAAAGAAGTTCTTTCCTCGTAACCTTTAGATAAATCCCACTGATAAACCATCTTGTCCGTAATAGTCATAAAGCAGGTGACTTCCGAATCATCCATGAGCTTCTTTTTGTACTCACGTGAGAAAGCTATAAAATCCCCTTCATCATTGAAGAACGGATAAAGTTTATCCCCTCGGAATGGAGACCACAACACACTTTTTAGCTTCTTGGTAGGCTTTACCTTTCCTCCGAAGGCAGTCTTAACTTTCTTCCAAAACTTAGCCCAAAACGAATCATCATCGGTCACATACCAATATTCGGCTACTTCCTGCTCAGAAAGCCAAGAACGGACAATCTTCTTGTTCTGATACTTGATTTTATTGGACTTAAATACAGCCTTGACAGCATCCAGCAGCTTTTTCTCGTCATCATCGGTCGGAGTGCAATCCATAGATGGCTCGGTCCCGACAGTGAAAGCAGTTTGAATGTTCACTATATCCTGTTCCAATGGAATAGAAATACGGTTTACCGGTTCGTCCTTGTACTTCGCTTCAATTTCGTATGTTTTACCGGTCTCTTCATCGAAAACTTTCTCCGCTTCTTTTTCAAGCACCTTTCTGTCTGGATACTTCTCTTTATCCACCATGATTTCATGGCGTTTGGGATTCCAGTCGTCCCAAAGTTCACAACGGTCGGGGAGCTCGGTTTTTCTACCTTTCTTCAAGTAGCTTATTTTCTGCCCGATGTCAGGCAATGCTAATATTTCTTCAAGCGTTAATGGCATAATCTATATTTTTAGTGTGTGAATATTCCAGTTAAATCTTTCGGCTTCAAAATACGTCCTAAAATGTGCCCCAAGATATAATATCTAATAGGGTCTATACAGTGATTCCAGGCGTCTACCGGCTCATTGATATAATGCCCGTCTTTGTCTTTATCCCAAACATATTTACGGAGTTCCTCAATGATATGGTATGAACGTTCAGTAACGAATAGTTCCATCTCATGTATCTTGTCAATACCGGCTTTAATAGAACCAGGGAATTTATCTACCGGATAGATATTCACACCCCTATTTTTGATTTCCTGAATCAAACGAGGGTCGGCACTATCTCCGTAGACTTTCAGCCCCCACGGCTTCAATTTTTCGGCAATGGCATTTGTGAGCATTCCTGTTTCATAGAATAACTCATCCACATAAAGTCGGTTGTCTACGATGCCACAACGAATACCTGTTGACGGGTCGTTGGTATAACCCCAGTCAGAAGCAAGAGCTACTTTCTTTGCATAAGCCGGAAACTCCTTAACGATGCCCCACTTTTTGAACACTGCACCTTCCGCAACGTCAGCCCACCGACCGATGACAACATGAGCATACTTTTCGGGATTGTTCATCATCATATCCTCCACCTCTTTTAAGAACTCCGGGGAAAGATTTTCCAAGTTATCCAGGTAGGTAGTATGAATGTGGAGTACATTCGGGTGAGTGGAGACTTGAACCTGCACGCCGTCAATCTCTACAAGTTTGTGAGTGTTCTCAATGTATTTCTTGTAAATGAAGTGATTGGAATCGCACGGATTCATTATGATGATAATCCGGTTCTGAATTCCTTTTTTACGGATGGAGAGCATTATTTTATCGAACTCTTCTTCATTCGTCCACTCTTCCGCTTCATCACAGACGAAAGTAGTGATGCCTTGAATAGATTTCAGTTTTGCCGTCTGATTCCCGGAAGAGGTCTTGATACCACGGAACATGATACGGCTATTAGTCATCTTGTTGACTATATCCGTCTTGGTGGTCTTGAAATACTTGGTGGTTCCATCAAGTTCTATCTTTTCCATCATTTCGGGGATGATAGACATGCCGGCAGAAACCATTGTATAACGGGTGTATAGGATCTGGTGAACTATCTTCTCTGTCGGAGTCATTTCAAAGGTCAGCCGTTCTATGAAGATGGAAGCGTTGAAAGACTTTCCCGACCCACGTCCCCCGGTTACAAGGATGATAAATTTCTCCTTATCTTCGTATAATGGATGGTAAATTTCCTGGGGTACTATCATTTCAGTTTGTCTTTAATCCATGAATCAATACTAATACCGTGATTTATGTCAGTAGGGATGTCGGAATCTTCATCAATTCTCGGAGCTGGCTTATTCCATTGCTCCGGTTTGCGGTTCTTTAACCAAAATATGCCAGCTGTTGTGTCGGGAGGTACTTCTTGTTCAAGTGTGACAACTTCAATACGTTCCTTTTCACACCTTCTTCCTTGATCGTCATAATAAACGTCCTTTAGTTTTATGGCCTGCTGTGTCTTTATTGCCATGCCAAGAGCTTTGTGGTACATTTTGTTTTCTATTGCGAAGTCGACAGGCGCTCTCCCCTTTTTTATAGCTTCAGATAATTCGGCAATTTTTCCCTTTAATTCAGAGAAGTAAGTCTCATTATATCCTATATTTTCGGCTATCTGCTTATCATTCAATCCGTCCCGTGCCCAACTCTCTATACGAATTAGGTTTTCTTCGTCTTTGAAATCAAACTTAGGTTTAGCCATATTAAAACACCTTTAGATTATTATTAATCATTCAAAGGTACAACCACAACCAAAGATAGGCAAATATAGTTATCTACTATGCACGACAATAACTCGATTGTCGCAAAAAAAGTTTTTAAAACAGAAGAGCCGGAGCACTAAACTCCGGCTCATTAATTGATTAGCCCTTTGAATTTCAACTGATTTACGATTTCAGTGTAAAGATACTCTATATCTCCACTGAAGTCCAAATAATTCTGATAGAGAAATACGACATCAGCGCAATTGTCGGAAATTGTACTCTTAGACTGAATACTCAGAACCCTTGACATCTCCTCACGTAATCCAGCTGTCATTTTACCACCAGCAAGCGAGCTTGGAGAAAACAAGTACAGAATAATAAAAATAAACTTCTTCCGTTGGGTTACACTGTCAGTATTAGGAGGGCATCCCCTCTCGTTTAGCACCTCAACAAATATTCTATAGATTTCATGGATAAGGCTTTTGTCCTTCAAAATCGGTGAAGTCAAAGCGTTTTCTTCCTCTGAAAGTTCAGACTTCTCAATACGAATCTTTTTAAGACGAATTATTTTGTTAAAATCCAGTTCCATAACACGATTATTTTAAAAGTAAATAGTATATTTGCATCATAATCGTGTAAGATTTGGGAGAACTAATGCTTGGTCGTGCTCGCAGGTTCTCCCTTTCTATTTTAAAGACCTATCCCTTTTAAGAATGGTTTTGTTTCTCTTGTCAACTTCCCTACTCCATATTGAGGCGTTATAGATAGAAGTTGCATATAATCTCAATTCCTCGCTATTAGCAAGAAAATCTACTCGTAATGCCATTTTCATTGATTCAGCATACAAGTTCTGGTCAATATAATTATCCATATTAGTTATTGATTTTACTTTCTAAAAAACATATCTCCCGAAATAGATCGGGCCGTATCATCACTGGTTAGCCGGATGTATCGAAAGAAGTTCTGTTCGGTCCGATGGCCGGTAAGCTTCATTATCTCGAACGTCTTCATCCGCCCTGTTAAATACATATTTGTTGCTGCACTCCTCCTTGCAGTATGACTACTTATCAGCTCCCACTTTTCACGGGTAACGGTCTTCATTTCGCCACCCTTAGTGAACGAATAGGTTACAAGATCATTCAATCCAATTTCCTTCATTATCACCTTCAGATACTTGTTGAAGTACTGAATGCAAAGACCGCATGGAACCTGACCGGCATACTTTGAGAAAATTTCCCGCACATAATCATGAGCTGGAACCTTTACGTCGATGTTAGTCTTTTTTGTCCGGATGACAATGTAGTTATCAATAAGGTTCTGACTTGTAAGTCTTGAATAGTCCGAGTATCGCAAGGCAGTGAGACAGCCTAATACAAACATATCTCTGATCCGTTCTTTTGCTTTCCGCTTATCCTGCCTGACAAACTTGTAGTAGTATATTCTTGTGATCTCATTCATCGAAAGGAACACGGCGTTTGTTGGTTCAGTCCTCAAATCAATTTCATCGTAGGTATTATCTACTGCATAGTTGTACTGAGATGCCCGTCGGATGAGTGTTTGAATTTTCAGGATATATCCGACAATGGTATTATGTCTCAGGTCCTGGTCTTCAAGATATATAATGAAGTCATCTATAAATTCAGCCGTCACCGAGTTCGTGAAGATGTCACAATCAAACTCTGAGGAGAAGTTATCAATGTGTTTTATGATCGCATCGTAAACAGCTGCATAGTGTTCAGACTTGCGTCTGCTTCGCTTTTCAAGAACGTCCCGGATGAAGTCTGTGAATAATATACCTTCTAACGGTTTTTCACTCCGGAAGTGGTTAATGTAGTCCTTACGCACTTGGGCGGTCCGGACCGGTTGTGATAATTGTAATGCTTTGGCTGTATCATTTTAAAGGTTTATCACTGTTTTACAAAATCGGATTTTCCGATTTTACTTTAGATTTAACTATCCCATATTATGAAATGTAGGCTGGCCAGCTCTAATATATGCACTTCATTATTTTATTAAAACATTCATCTTTTAAAATAATTTCCTACCTTTGTATCCTAACAAAATGCTATGAACAAAGAAGTATATAGAAGGTCTTATGAATTAATTAGTGAATATTCTCGTTTCACGGATTCAATTAGAAAGAGAAGTAAATCTCAAATTACGATAAAAGAACTATTTGATTTAAAGTCCGTTCTTTCAAACGTGCATAATATATTGACCTCAATAGCAACATTAGCTACAGCTAATAAAATATCAGAAATATTGTCTTTTAATGAGGAGCAAAAACTTAATTTAATTTCCTCAGTGGAAGAAACGAAAGCAAATACAAATGGATTTGACATTAAAATAGATGATCCTAATAAAATTCTTGTTGAGGTCAAATGCAACATGCTACTTCATGATAAAAAGTTAGGGCAACAACAGATTAATAGTATTTTAAATGATGCCATAAAGCTGCGAAATGAACCACCAAAAAGAAGAAAAATTGATTTTAAAACAGATGATTACATTAAAGTCATAGTCCTTGTTGATTCTTATCATGATAAATTAGATGCTGTCATAAAGCAGATTACTAAAGAGGTAAAATGCAAAGAAAACACACGAGAAACGCGAAAGGAACGTATGGAAATAAAACCATACATAAAACCACTTTCATCTTTAGCAGAGATTAAGAATACGCAAGATACGGCATATATATACCTGACAACTATCTCAACTGAAGATATGGAGAATGAATTACAAAGATTAATTTCAAACACATAATACCCTTCTTTATCTTGGTTATTCATTAAAAGATAACTTCTCCAGTTTCTCAATCTGTTTGCGAAGAGAAGCAATCTTTTTCTTTCTCATTTTTTCGGCTGTTTTAACTGCTTCTGATTTATCCAGAAATACATCTTTACCGATATAAAAAAATGTCCAAGACCCATCTCTTACATAATCTGGACTATTTGCGAAATTTGACTTTACAATTTCGAGTTCCATTTCTTTTATGCCTGATGTTAAGGCATATTTTGTTATAAATACCTTTGCCATAATATTCCTTTCTATCTTATTACGAATTAAGTTTCTTAATAAATTCTTTCACCTTACCACGCTTTACAAAGCGTTCATCAGATTTGTGCCGCCCGGCAATCACAGTGCATAAGAAAAAATCAGTCTTATCACAATTTTCTTGCAGGCTGCAATTATCACACGGAGGGCTGGTTCTCAATGAAACCAACTCATGTAGTTCATCATTGATTATTATTCCATTCATATTTCATTCGTATTGATCGTCTTCCCGATATCAGGAAAACGTTTTGGTTATTAAATAAAAAATAGCGATCTGATAGACCACTATGTAAATCGAACTTGGGGATATTTTAAA